ATGAACCGAGCAGAGTTGGATCAGCGCCTGGATGACGTCGTTGCCCGCCTCCCGGCGATGCGCGAAAAGCACGAGGACAGGGCCGACCGCTTAATGGTGTTGGCTGGCGAGCTAGATTTGATTGAGGACGCGGCCGTTGGCGCCTTCGACGCCGCCCATGTTGCTAGACGGGTGGACAAGATCCTTGCCGTCGCCGGGTGTGTGGACTAGCTGGCCGCTAGAAGCCTCGCTGGCTAAATCGTCAGCTATTCGCAGGTTGGAGGCGTTTTGCCTGGGCGCGCATCTCGCGAGCATTAGCCATCGCTGTTTAGCTCAAGATTGCTGCCCAATAAGCCGGCGACAGCAGCACGCAACCTATCTTCATGGAGAGAAGCCCAAATTTCCGCGCCAATGCGGGCGCTGATGAAAGATGAGCAGTCGCGCACCGCCCGATAGCAGTTTTCCACCTCATAAGCATTTAGCACTGCAAACCAACTGCCGTCACCCCGTCGGACGAGCCGAAGGACGCAGTTGCCGGAAAGCGCCAGGAGTGAAGGTTCATCCTCGTTATCAAATGGCCCGAGCTGCCAGTGGAATCCGGTTGGTAGCGACATGAGGGGGAGGATTGTGGTCAGCTGTCTCAACCGATGAGAACGAAATCGGCTGCCGTCACACTTCTTGCACGCTCCGGCCGCTGCTTACGCGGGGCCGCAGGTCCACAGGCCCTCCGCATTCGTACGAGCCATCCATGGTCGGCCTACCGCCACGATTGGTTGCGGGTGCTGGGCCTTAGCCGCTTTCCAGATCGCCGCGGCGAACGCTTCCTCGATGGCACCGTACCAACGAGTGCCATCCTGACCAACCCAAACAGGCTTTGCGTTCTCCAGGAATTCCGGCGAGAGAACGCTCAAGACCAAGCCAGTTAAATGTGACAACTGCTGGCCTCGCAGGTCACTTGGCAAGATTTGCCGAAGCCTCTGTCTATCGCGCGGGGTCATCGTGTGCATGGGCTATTTTGACTTCCAAAAAGCACACAATGATTTCGTTTGCGTCACGCTTTTGCGCGCAAAAGGATGGCGGCCGCCATCGCTGCCGAGGGGAATCCAGGGGCTGGTGCCAGCCAAACATGCCTCGGTCTCGGTTAACCGCAGTCAGGTACGGTAAATGGATCTGACGCCGATGCGGCCGGCGGAGGCCATGGCAACTGGATTGCTGCAAGGAATCCCCCGCCCCCCGGACCAAGCGCTTACCGCGCCCTACCCCGCCTGACTTCCACACCCCTGAGTTTCGGACTAGGATTGGTCGAGACCGCAGGGGGCGGTTATCGATGGGGATGGACGTGAACACCGTATTGATTCAGGAGCGCGTAACCGGCGCGGCAACGAAACTTGTTGACGCGAAGCTCAATGGTTATGACGTCTTAGGCGCGCTAGACCCAATCACGATCGAAGCGCTGGCGGGCCTAGCCGCAGACGACCGCTCTCAAGTCGCCCAGGCTCTCAACAACATGGTGTTCTGCCTGACTTGGTAGCCCTACCGTAGCGGCGGCGGCGCCACGCTTGGCCGAGGCTGGCTTCAGTACGAATCCGACTCAGGCAGCTGCGGCATTCAGCGTGAGGCGGTCAACCAAGCCCCGCAGATATCGGATCTCTGCTCCTAGCGCCATGATGTCCGTGTAGTGCGCCAGCGGCTCGCCCTTCGCTGCCTCGATCGTCTCGGCAGTGGGCTGCTGGTTGGTGTAGACGTGGGCGAAGCCCTGGTCCGAAGGCAGCGTGTTGAGGTAGATCAGGCCGTCGGGCACCATTTCGTTGATGATCACGTGAATGTCGCGCAGGACGGTACGCTCTGGAGCGCCCTCGGCCTCGACGAAGACCAGCAGCACGTCGCCCATGAGTCCCACGCTTCGGATGGTGCCGGCGATGGACATCTCGACCTGCTGCAGGCCTGTCCGAAATGGAATCTGGTATTGCACGATTGCGGTTGCCATGGTCAGTTGCTCCTGGATAGGCCGAAGCCGAGGGTGGTCAGAGATAGCCGGTCAAATCGAGGATCGGCGAGAGGATGTTGTTGTCACCGTAGGTGCCCACGCGCGGCACCGAGGTGGGGATGCTGCTGGAGTAGTTCACGTAGTTGTAGAAGCTGCGCTCGTTTGTAGCGACCACGTTGTCGGCGACGTTGACCGTCATCCGCGATACGACAACGCGGGTCCGCCAAAGAGACTCCGAGCCATGCGACAGTGCTTCGGCGACCATCTTCCCGCCGCTGCCGCCCAGCAGAGCGCCGTAGGTCTTGCCCGATGGCAGGGTGACAGAGCTGACGCCGCCGGCGGTGTCGATGAGGCCTACCACACGCATGTACTTGCAGGTGGCATCGAAGAGAACTTGCCCGGCGCCGTTCCGGATGCGCAGGTACTTGCCCTGCCCGACCAGCGACGGCCGATCGAACACGTAGACGGTGAAGCTGTTCACCGCAGATGCGCCGTCGGCGCCCACGCCACACCATCCGGTGAACGTGAAGCTCGCGCCGTTCTGCGCCCGTCCCAGCAGCACCGCGCTGTTGTTCCCTGCCACTGCGACGATGGGGTTGTCGCCGGTGATCGTGAAAGACCACGCCCGGGTGTTGGCGACCACGCCGCCTTCCTTGGCGACGTCGCTGGATTCGGTCCGTGCCGTGGTCGTGACCGTCAGCCGTTGAATGAACGCATAGCCCATCCAGTTGTCCCCGATCTGCAGCACGTTGCCGCTGTCGGTCACCGCCTTGAACATGGCCATCAGTAGATCCCGTACAACAGCGTCCCACCGATCTGGGTCCCCGAGCTGATGCTCGTATATTCCCATGAGACCGAATTGGCGGAGAAGGTGAACTTCGGCATCGCCGGCGTAAACGAGGTGCTACCGGCGTCGGGCACGAACACCGCCCACATCTTGTTGCCAGGCTGGCGCGCCGTGGCGGTCACGCTCCCTGACGAGCCGGCCGCGATGGCGGTCGATCCGCAAAACTGCGTGAGGCGATCGGTCAGATCCACGATGAGCTGGCCGCTGGTTGCATCTCGGATTTTCAGTCCAGCGGCCATCAGATGTTGATCCCCATTGCCACGATCAGCACGCCGTTGACGTCGTAGGTGCGCCAGTTGCCGTTGCTGAACTCCTGGCGTGCGCCGCCGGCGGGATTGAGCACATTTAACGCCGTTGCCAAGATCGTGAAGCTGCTGCTGGTGCCGTTGTTGACGCTGGTGAAGCCCGAGACGTAGCCGTTGACGCTTGTTGCGAGCGTGACGCTCGCTTCCTGTGCCGCTTTCATGGCGAAGGTCACAGACGTCAGACCTGCGGCGCCCTCGGTCCAAGGCGACGGAATCGTCTTGCCAGGAGGCACCTTTTCCAGCATTGGGCGAGTGAACCACGCGTACAGGTTTGGCTCGCCCCGCGCGATCATCTGGAAGCCAATGCGCACGTAAACTGCCGTCGTGCCTTGAATCAACAGCGGGACCGAAAGACGCGGCGTGTTGTTGAAGGTCGCATTTCCAAGTGCTGGCGCCGACTGAATCGGACTGGTCGCCGATCCCAGGAATGTTCCGTTCGCGTTGTAGTAGTAGATCGCGACCCGGATGTTGCAACGGAAGCCGTTCACCCACACCGAAGCAAGGAAGTTCTCCGCATCCTTCGCTGGGATCAGATTGGTTGTGGCGATCTCGACCTGAGTACCGGTCGGCGGAGTGCCGTTGACGATCGCCAACAAGCTCGGCTGATTCAGTGGGGTGTATACGTTCGCGTCTCCCGCGAGCGTGCCGCTGTTGGGTGTGACGGTCAGCGCAAGGCCAGTATTGTTCGTGAAGACAGACCAGCCTTGCATGGTCGCGAAGACCGGGTTCGGCGCTTCGTTACCGTTACCGTTCTGCGCCTGCTTGACCTGCGTGATCGCCGTCGCGTTGTCGCCCGAGGCGTTGAGTGCGCTGATTGCCGTGGACTGCGCGCCATTGGCCGTGGTCTGCGCGGTATTGACGCTCTGAGCCAGCACGCCGTCCCGGTCGATGCTTGCTTGGTTGAAGGCGGTGACGGTTGCCTCGGACGCGGCCACCGCACCGTTGGCCGGCAGCCTGGCGACCACGCCATCAACGCGCTGGCCCAATACCGTGTCCCGGCTGGCGCTGGCATTTTCTGCCGACACCACACGCGCTTCATTGGCCAGCTTGTCCGTGCCGGTCGGCATTCGCGCCTCGACGGTGGACGTGCGGCTGCCAAGTGCAGTGTCGGCATCCGCGCGGACCTGTGCTTCCGTGGCAACTAGCGCAGAGGTCGCAAGCTGGCCAGCGCCCGCCGGCATGCGCGCCTGGACCGCGTCCAGTTGTTGAGCTTCGCTGGCGATCGAGGACGTGTTCGCGTTTCCGATGGAGATGCTGGCCGCCACAGCCTCGCCCAGCGAGTCGTAGTTGCCCACGGCCTGCCAGTCGTTGCCGCTGCCAGTCGCGCCAGGCTCGACGCTGTTGCTGGCGCGCAGGGCCCGATATAGCGTTCCATTGCGCTTGACCAGATCGCCCTGGGGATAGTCCTTGCCGGTCACCCACTCGTCGGCGCCGATGATGTCAGCGACCTGTGCGCCGATCACGTCGGCATGCGCTATTGCCGCATCGCGTGCCGCATTTGCCTTGGCTGACGCGTCGGCCGCAGCGGCTTCGGCCGCGGCGACGTCGGCGTTGAACCGGTCGATGATCTCCTGGGTCACCTTCCTGTTGGCTTCGGCTGCGTCGTCCCCAACCGCGCCCAGCTGCTCGCCCAAGTTGGCACCCAGCGTCTGCGTGACCACGCGCGCCGCGGTGGACAGCGTGCCGCTGGTGTTGCGGGACCGGCACGCGAAGGTCCAGGTCCCCGACGGCGGCAGCACCGCCTCGAACGCAGCCGCGTGGTAGCCATCGTCGCCCAGCGGGGTCATGTCAGCCCACACCGGCGCGGCGATGTCGCCAGCGATGTAGCGAATCTCCACGCCCGCGAAGTCGGCCGACTGGATCGTGTCGTCGCTGTACCCCCACGAATAACGGCGCACGCCCCCGGACAGCTCTTCGACGGTGAAGCTGTCAACCAGCACCGGAGGCGCGTCGGTGCCCTGGGTGGTGTAGATGACGCTGATGGCGGTCCCAGGCTCGCCATCGAGGTTGTAAGGGCGCACGGTGATCGGGTACGCGCCGGCACTCGGTATGCGCCAGCGCGCCGTGCGGCCGGTGGTCTCAGCGACCAGTTCCAGTTCGGCATTGCCATCGGTGTCCGAGAAGACCCGCGTGATGCCGACCGGGCCACTCACGTCGAACGTGGCCACCAGCTCGGTGAACACGGTGTCGCCCTGCACCACCTGCGCTTCGGTCACCACCAAATTGCTGGCGGTTGGCTTGGTCCGCAGCAGGCTCTGGTTGTCCGGCTTCCGGTAGGTGCCGTTGATGACGTAGTCCCAGAACTCAGCGCTCTCCGGCACCACGCTGACGCCGGCACCCTTGAGGTCGGACTGCGGCTCGATGCCGGTCACGCGCACGCGATAGCCCGGCGTCTGCTTGAAGTCGTAGATCCAGATGTGGTCGTGGGCTTCGTTGCCAGCACCGGGCAGCGCTACATCGCCAGGCCAAGCGTCGACCAGCTCGATATCGCGCGACTCGCCGGCAAAGGCGCGCACGCGCAGGACCCGGTAGACGCGCTCGCCCGGCACGCGCACGCCGATGTAGGCGTTGCCCGCCGCGGGCGGCGGCACAGGCTCATCCAGATGCAGCGTGGTCACGCTGCCATTGAGGGTCGAGCCGACTAGGCGCCCCCCGTAGCCCCACTGCGTCATGTCGTGCTGGAGCGCCAGCACCGACATGCGCCGGTAGGTCATGTGCTCCAGGTCGGTGTCGTAGCTGATCGCCTTGTACTGGAACAGGCTCTGCGCTAGGTGGTAGCGCGCCATGCGCGCGGCATGCAGCGCGTTGGTGATGCCCTCGCCCGACACTTTCGCCGGATTGAGCGCCACTTCCACGCCCGGCGCGTTCACGTAGATGGTCTGGCTGGACCAGTTGTCGCGATCGAAGTAGGTGTACTCGATGCCGTCTGCGGCCGAGACCAACGAGTAGTCCAGCTTGAAGCTGGATTTCTTGATCGTGGCCATGTTGACCACGCCGCTGACGGGCTGGTCCGCACCGGCCCACACCACCGAGAACTTGCCGCCTGCCCAGCTGATCTGTCCCATGCCGGCCAGGGCGATGGTGTTGCACACCTCGTCGTGCGACTTGGCGTCCTTGACGATGTAGTCGTAGGTATAGCCGTTGGCGGTGCAGTGGAGCATGAAGCCCTTGAGGGCTTCGATGTCGATCATGTCGTCGGTGAGGCCGAGGCCGGCGTAGCGGATGCTCTTCCCCGCCTTCACGATGGCATGGCCACGTGCGTACTTGAGCAGCTGCGCGCCAGGATTGGACAGCCCGCTGGCACGGTCGGTCGCGGTCGCCCACGTGGTGCCGTTCCAGATCGGCATCGGCTCGGCCTTGACCACGCCGCGGATCTCGTCGGGGTAGCCGTTGAGCTGGCCGGTGGCCTTGATCCGCACGCCGATGCGCGGGATGCCGGTGTAGTCGGCATCGTCGGCCTGCACGCTCCCCAGCGTGGTCCACTGGAACTTGTTGGTCTGCTGGTTCTTGCCCTCGTAGTTGCCGTCGCCGCGGATGCGCGCCTGCACGTCGTACTGCCCGCGCGGCAGGTCCGCCGACAGCGTGGCGCGGCGGACGGTGGTCTGGTCCTTACTGGTGAACGAGCGCGTCAGCAGCGGCAGCCATGCCGCCGTGCCGACCGGCCGGTACTGGACCTCCACGGTCTCCCTGACCTGGTACTCCTTGCCGCTGGTGCCGGTCCCGCCGAGCATGTACTCCAGATTGATCTGGACCGCCACAGTGTTGGCGCTGGTCGTGCGCTGGACCCAGGCCTTGGTCGTGGCCAGCTCCGCACCGTCGATGGTATCGACGTTGCTGTAAATCGGGATTTCCTGCTGGGGCATGCCCGGGAAGCCGGCGTACCACTCAGTGACGCCGTCGAAGCTGCTCAGTAGGGCATCGCCGTTGTACAGGGGTCCGATCGATTCGCAGTTCAGGCCAGGCTGAAACAGCATCGCCACGTACTGCTGGTTGCCCTCGTAGTAGGTGTAAGGCTTCGACAGATAGTCCGGCGTGCTCCGCACTTCGCCAAAGTTCATCGCGAACGGCTCGTAAGGACGCAGTGCGTTGCGGGCCGCGCCGATGTTGTAGACGCTGTCCTTGGAGGCCGCGCCACTGGCGCTTGGCGGCTTGGGCGCCAGGACCGCGTTGATCAGCATCGAGCCGGCAATGAATGCCGCGCCGTAGATAGCGCCCGCGCTGATGCCAGTCGCGGCGCTCAGTCCGCCGGCCCATGTGGCACCGGCGCCGGCCGTGAAGTAGATCAGCACGGCCATGGCGATGTAGTACAGGGCGTTATCACCCAGGCCGCCCCGGACCTCGATCACGTGGCCGTTCTTGGGTCTGGCCATGTGCCACATGTGCCGCGGGATCTCGCGCCCGCCCACGGTGACGCACCAAGGCTGGCCATCCAGATCGGGCACATGCCGCTGCAGGAAGGAATAGAGCGTCTCCCCTGCCAGCAGTGCCCATTGCCCCTGCTCCTGCCGATCCAGCAGGATTGGATGCCGGTTGACGACCAGCGGGGTCATGACGCCCATGTGTAATAGCCTTCTATCGGTGCACCGAATCGCGGAAGATCCGCAACGGCGTGGGTTGTGCTGAAGGGAACGCCGGCGCCCACGTGCAGGACCCAAGCGCTGTGTGCCAGCCAGAAGTACAGGCCGACGTGCGTGGGCACGGAGAGGCCTCGATCAAACATCAGCACTAGGTCGCCATCGCGAGGCGTGTCGGTGGGCACGGCCAGCTGCCGGGCGACAGACGACACCATCGGCAGCCGCTTCAGGCCGCGCGGGTGACCACCGGGCAACTCGATGTCCCGGCCAAACAGCGCCAGCGACGCTTCGCGTACCAGGTCGACGCAATCGAAGGACTCGGGGTCGTAGGCGCGGCCGATGAAGGGGTCCAGGTCTGACGCGCGCATCAGTGCGCACCGGGCGTAAGCTCAGGCGTGAACCGCATGTTCATTGCCTGCTGGCGCATCAGGAAGTCCATGCCGCACTGCGCCGCGGCGCGCTCCGGCGTGACCGACACGGCCGACATGGGCAACACCCAGGTTTCCTCGATCCTGTTTGGATCCGCTCGGCTGGCCAACATCAGTTTGGCCATGACCAGTTCGTTCGGCCCGACCTTCTCCAGCTCCTCGGTCAGACCGCGCCCAACGTTGGTGATCACGATGTTGGTGCGTGGCGTCTCGCCTGCGACGTCGCTGAGCAGGGTGAAACCGAATTTAAAGCCCAGGTACTCCAAGCCATTGCTGTTCCAGGGGCGGGTGTCATTGGCGATCAGCAGAGGACCACTCCATGCGTCGCAGGTGATGTGCAGTAGGGCGATCACGCCGTCCTTGTCCCTCACCTTCTGGAGTTGCTCTACGAACTGTGTGGATGCCATGACCTTGCCCAAAGAAAAAGGCCCGCCGAAGCGGGCCTGATAGGTAGGGGCCAATCGGCCCGGGGATCTAACGCAGGTATTCGAGAACCACGTCGCGCTGCCCGAAATGAAAGCCGGCGCCCTGAAACGTGAGCGTCCCGATGCTGCCCTTTTCGAAATTGGCCACAACGGTTTTGCCGTTGCGCGGGATCAGGACTGGGAAGGAGCCAATGCGCTTGACCTCGTTGAAGTACCAATCCTCGAATGCATCGCTGTCGTCAGATGTCAGAAAAAGCAGCGTGACGCTGAGCTTCATGAGCACCTGAGAGTTGAGCACTCGGTACTTGGGCGGGCCACGCTCCATCTCGGACGATTCGACTGATGGGTCGAAGGTCTCTGACATATTTGAGAAGCGAATCTTTGCGAAGTCAGAAAGGGTCGCCATTACACAGTCGCCTTCAGGCCGTAGCGGCCCTTGAGTGCAGAAGTCACGCTGCCTGTACCGCTGGAGATGTCTTCAGCTATGGCGTTCTTGAAGTGCTTCAGGATGACCGTGACATCAAATCCTCCCGTGCTGTTCTGGCTGGCCGACGCGCTTTCCACGTTGGCGTCGCCTTGCACGTTGATATTGATCTGGGGCGTTCGCATCTGCCCGGAACCGCCAGATGACGAGGCCGCCATCGGAATGACCTGACCATCGTTGCCGGGAATCAGGTAGCTCTTTCCGCCCTGCTGAAGAAGCTCAGGGCGATTTTGCTCACCGACTTCGTAGTAGCTGCCGCGAGACACCGGGCCACCAGCCGCACGTCCTCCACCATAGATGGCGCTGTAGTCGTCGACGTATCCCTGAGTGGCCGCCGCTGACTGCCCTCCGATCCCGGCAAACAGGTTCCCCACCAGCCCGGTGATCAGCTGCTTGGCGGCGATCCTCGCAAGATCGGCAATGATGGAATCAGCCAGGCTGCGAAAGGAGATCTTTCCGGTCGTTGCGAGCTGGACAAAAGCGTCCTCCATGCCGCCCAGCGCGTTGGTGAGTGCGCCGGCTGCCAGCGATGAGGCATCGGCCGCTGCGAATGCGTAGTCCTTCCACGCAGTGCTGAAGCCTGTGCGCCAGTCGCCTAGCGCGGCCATCCGCTGGCTCTGGTAGTTCCGCTCGATGTCCAGCACGCGCCCGAGGCTCGCTTCGATCTGCGATACCTCAGCGGCGTACTCATCCGCGCCCAGCGGATGATCCCCGTTCTGTTGCCTCTTCAGCCGCTCCATCTCATCGAAGTACTTACGCTGGATGTCGAGCTGTCGCTGCAGAACCTGGCTCTCGTCCGTGCCCAAGCCGATGCTCATCAGGTCAAGATCAGCTTGATCCTGTCGTTGCTTCTCGATCTGCGCGAGCCGGTCGGTCAGTGCGATGCTGGATTGCAGGTCACGCTGACGCTGCACCTCGGCCTGGGCCTGAGCGTCAGTCGTCTCCAGCGTCGGGATCAAGGCCTGCAGCAGCGAACGGGTCGCCGCGGTCATGGTGTTGGTCTTGTCGGCCAGCAGCTGCCGCGCCTGGATCACCAGGCGGTCGCTGGCCGTCACCTTCTCACCGCTGGCGGCCAACTGCTCATTGGCGGTGATCTGCCGCTGAATGTTGGCGACGAAGCTCTGGGCCGAGTTGTCGTCGGTGTTGGCCTTGGTCAATCCCTCGCGCTGGTTGAACTGCTTGTCGATATCTGCGTTCGACTTGGCGATCAGCCTCGCCATCGAGCCGTCGAAGTGCCGTGGGTCGTTGTCGGACAGCTTGTTGTAGGTCTCGATGATCGTGTTCAAAGCCGCTTGCTTGGCAGAAACGCGGTCCAATCCCGATAGCCGGCTGTTCAGCGCGTCAGACGCAGCCTTTTCTGCCAAGGCCTGCTCCTTGAGCACTTGGACGGTTTCGGCACCCAGCTTCTTCTGCTTCGCAGCGGCCGAGTCTTCCTCCGGATCGTAGAGCGGGGTTGGAAGCGCTCCCCCGCTGAGCCAGCTGTTCAGCTGTCCCAGCTGAGTGCTTGGCAGCATCGCGTTGAACATGGTTTTGAGGGCAGCGCCGGCAGCAGGCATCTTCGACGCAAGCGTCGTCGCCAGATCGTTGACGTGGCCCGTGAAGGTGACAACCTCGCCCCACGCACCAGACGCCTCGTTCTTGACATCTCGCCACCACTGAACCATCGGCGGCATCACCGCCTCGGAGCGGTCCGCGAGCTCGTCCAGACGATCTTTGGCAATGACCATTGCTTCGGCTACGGCCTGCTGTTCCTGACCCTCCTGCTGCAGCGTCACGATCCGCGCCAGCTGCGCGCGGTCCAAGCCGCCCACGGCGTCGCTGAGCTTGAGGATGCCCTCCACCGGATCCTTGGCGATCTCCTCGAACCAGCTGACGGTCTTGCTGATCGCCTGACCGGTGGACGCTTCCATGCGTGCGGCGGCGGCGGCGACCAGGTCCATGTTCTGGCCAACCAGCTTGCTCGATGCCGAGACCGCGCTCAGCGCATCGACGGCCTGGCCGCGGCTGACGCCCACAAGACTGTCGAGCTGGTCAACAAGGCCCTGGAACTGAGCTTCGGACACCTCGGCATTTCGGCCGGTGAGAATCAGGTTCTTCTGGAAGTCGAACAGCTCATCCTGCCCTTGCTTCCAGGCCGCGACGCCGGCAATGACCAAGGCGGTGAAGCCCGCAACTGCTGCGCCCGCCCCACTGAATAGCAAGCCGGTCGCACCAGCTGAGGTGCCCAGTTGCAGCACCTGGTTGCCGGCCAGGCCGAAGTTGCCCGTTGCAGTGGCGCTCACCAGCTGCGACAAGTTCCGCATGGTCTCGGCCGACTTGAGGTTCAGGCGGCCCAGCGAACCGGTGAATTCGTCCGAACCCTTGCCAGCGTTGAGCAGCTTCGCGCGTGTCGCGTCGATCTGGCCCTGAAACTGCTGGAACTGCGCCGGCTTGATCATGCCGAGATCGGCGGCCTTCTCCAGCCGCTCTTCCATGTCGGCCAGCTTGTCCAGCTTGGCGATTGTTGGGTCGATCTGGCCCAACAACTGCTTGAGGTTCAGAGCCTGCCGCTCGGTGGCCTGCGCCGCCTCGCGCGCCTCGTTGGCCGCCCGGGCCTCAGCCTCCTGGAGAATCTTTGCCTTCGCGGCCAGGCGGTCAGCCTCGCTACCGGCCCCAGCCATCGCACGCGCCTGCACGTCGATGCCAGACGCCGCAATCTGTGCAGCCTCAGCCAGCGCCCGGTCCGACAGGTTGGCATTCCGATTTGATTCGGCCCATGCAACGCCTGCCTGTGCCACGGACTTCAAGCGGGCCTCCTGCTGTGCCAGTTCCTGCTCAAGCCGCTGGCTTGCAGTTGCTGCCTCCTGCGTGCCCTTTGCCGCCGATGACCCGGCCTGCCCCAGCTGCTGCATGGCCAGGCCAGCGCTCACCAGCTTCTGGTCCAGGGAGGTGAGATAGGTCAGCATCTCGCTCTGGGTCTTGTTGAGCGTCTGCAGCTCTGCCACGGCCAGGCCGGTGCCGACGCCGATACGATCCAGCGCGCCGCCCAGGCGATCGCCCAAGGCCTTCGACGATTGGTCGATCGCCTTGGACATCGCCGTGAAGTCGGAACCCATCCGCTCGGCAGCGGTGCCGGCCTTGTCCGCCGCAGCCGCGGTGCGATCGAGGGCCTTCTCGCCCTCGATCAGTCCGCTGCTGTCGACCGAATAGCCAAGCTCGGCGATATCCATGCGTTCTATCCCTTCGGTGGTTGTTGCATCGCCCGCTCGCGCGCGGCCTGCTGTTCTTCCCGCACGGCGCGCAGGTAGGCGTCATCCATCGCCATGAGCATCGACACCTCGACCGGGAGCACGTCCCGGCAGGTGATCCGCGTCCAGTTGGAGATCTCTCCGTAGGTCAGCGACTCGGGGCCGCTACGCCGGCGCGCTGAAAGCTCCCAGAACCAGCTCCAGACGTGGCCTGCCTGGTCCGGGATCCGGACCTCAGGTGTCTGCTTGCCAAACCGCCTGTTGCGCTCACGGCGTGTCTCGCCCTTATCGTCCGCCATGTCGTAGCGGACGGTCAGGTACATCGCGTCATGCAGCCGCTTGGTCAGCTCCGCGAAAAAACTCGGCCCGGTCGGCCACCTCCCGGTCGATCTGATCGCCGATCCAGGGCAGGCGCTTGATGACCTTGCGCAGGTTGGCTTCCGAGAACTCCGGCTTCGTGCCCTCGAAGTTCAGGTCGCCCCGCCATTCCCAGCCGCCGACGGATGCGACCAGCATGTCGATGCGGCCCGCCTCCAGCTTTTCCGCAGTCAGCTTGCCCTTGCCCATCAGACGCTCGTTGGAGAGTTTGCGCGACGCCGCGCGCACCTGTGGATGCGTGTCCGGCAGGATGGTCAGGGCCAGGCCCACCGGCTCATCGGTCGATGGGTGCTTGATCTCGATGGCGCGCTCGGCGGCCACGATGGTGCTCAGGTCGGTCATGTGGTGATCCTTGTGGTTCGATCCGAAAGGAAGATCCGGGGGGAAACGATTCGGATCAGGTCTCGCTTGTCAGGCGCGCGCCCTATCCCCCGGATGTGCGGGTTACGGCGTGACCGGCGGGGCGACGCGCATGGGCAGCTGGTTCAGGCCCAGGGTGAAGGTGTTCAGGACAAAGTCCTCGTTGCGGCCGCCATTGAAGACCGGGCCGGTGACGATGCCGCGGAAGAATTCCAACGAGCCATCCGTACGACCGATCTTGAAGGGGTAGTTGCCAGGCAGCCGCGCCACTGCGCGCAGCGCGATCTGACCCGGGTCGGCCAGGTCCTCCGCCACTTCGATGGTCGGGCTGCCGGCATCGGTGATGCCTTTGCCCTTGAGGGCCGTGTCCGAACCCCACGTGTCGTAGCTCAAGATATTGGTAGACGCGCCGCGCTCACCGACATTGCCGACGTTGCTGATCTCGATCCAGGTGAGCGCCTTGTATTCGGTTTCCGTCAGGTCTTCGTTCGTAGCCGTCGAGCTGATGTAGAGCTTGTCGCCGCTATTGGTTTTTGCCAGGGCCATTGCAATTTCCTCGTTTCTGGGCAAAAGAAAACCCGCCACGAGGCGGGGTGTTGGGTAACGCTGGTGCCCGGCGATCAGCTATCGAAGCCGCGCCACATGATGGTGACCGGATGCATGACGCGCTCCGGGTCGTTGATGATCGAGCTGACCCACGGCTTGCGGTACACGCGCACGCCGGCGAAGGTCGTGCCCTTGCCGAACGCGGCGATGATCTGGTCGGTAATCGCGGTGCCGACCATGATCCCGGCGCCCGGCCGATAGCAGGCAGACAACTGGCCGAAGCCCTGCAGCAGCGATGGGCCGTCGTCGGCCATGCCGTAGTTCTGGGTCTGGTTGGGGAACCACTGCAGTTCCAGCCATTCGCCGTCGGCCGGCGGGGCAAAGGTGATGCCCGGATATGAGCAGGACAGGCCCTGAGCGTCGGCGAACGACGTCACCAGCGCGGCGAAGGCCTCGTAGATCTCGGTGTCGGTCATGGGATCTTTTCCTTCACCTCAGCGGTGACCCTGGCCACGATGAAGTCCCAGTTCTGCGCGGCGGCGCGCATGAAGCCCTTGCCGGACTGGTTGTATTCGCGGCCGAGGCTGTCGGTGTCCTGGAAGCCGTGCTCGATCCGCATGGCATACACAGCGGTCCAGCCGGCCCAGACCTTCTCGCCGAGCTTCAGCCCGGAGAACACCAGCGCCGGCTCGCTGCCTGCAGTGGCCGGGCCCTCCGTGCTGGCGGCGGCGGAGTTGCGCAGGAAGCTGGTATCCACCGGCATCCTGCCGCCGGCGCCCTCTGGCGTGTTCGCCTCTTCCAGCACCGCTTGCGCGCTTTCGCGGAAGATGGCCGCCTGCCTGAGCTTGTACTTCTCTGCGTGGGCTTTGACCTGATCACCGAACTTGCTGGCCACGTAGCGCCTCCGCTGTCATATCGATCCGGTACTGCTTCACGCAGCGGCAGCCGATTGTCTCTTCCGGGCCGGCGCCAAGTGAGGTGTCTCCGGGGTAGTTCATCAGGGCTCCGCTGGGCGTCTGGAACGGCACGCCGAACTTGCGCTTCTGCCCATTCATCAGGTGGTGCGAGTGGCGCACGCGGCGGTCGCCGGAATCTGACCAGGTAGCGGTGACGTTCTCCGGATCCAGCAGGCCCGCCTCGATCTTCTGGCGGTAGGCCTCCTCCCTGCCGGCGGCCATGCTGCTGATCGACTCCGTGCGCGCGATCATCTCGCCGCGCAGCGCCAGCAGCCGGTCGGCGTATCGCCCCGCGATCTTGTCGATTTCGGCCTGACTCACCGGCTTGCCCGCAGCGATGGCGCGCTTGACGATGCCGTCCAGGCGCTTGTCGCGGCGCTCGCGGGTGAAGTACTTCGCCATCTGCTTCGGATTGCCGCTGGCCAGCTCGGCGCGCAGGTTCTGGACGAACTGGCCCTGCTGTGCGGTGATACCGATCTGGCCGCCCGCGCGGCGCCCGGTCTCCGACACGCGGCCAACGATGTCCAGCGCGGTCTGGCGCGGGTTCCGGCCAGCGGCGATGCCCTGCTGCAGCGTCTGCCGGATCATCTCCCGCTGGTCATTGATGATGCCGGTGACCAAGCGAGCCGCGTTCTCGCGCAGCCACTGCTCGGCGGCCGGGTTGCTCAGGTTGAAACTGGTCTTGACCACCGGCGACGTTGACCGTGGCCGGTATGTGCCGGTGATGCCGGGATCTAGGGTCATGCGCAGCTTCGGCATGTCCTGCGTGGCCTGCTGCCCGCCGGTTTTGAAGGCCTCGCGCAGCGCCTCGCTGACGTCGTTGAAGCGCGCCTCGTCCATGCCCAGCACGGTGAGGACCTCATCCACCCGGCCGGCCTGCAACAGGTCAGCGATCAGCTGCACCGCCGCGGCGTTGGTCATCTCGGCGATCGCGCGCAAGAACGCCTTGGCGATCCCCGGCTCCAGCTTGCGCGCCAGCTGTTCGAGTTGACGGGCGGAGGCTGGGGGCATGGCGATCCTTACTTGCGGCAGTGGAACTCGTAGAGCAGCACCTGGCCGCCCGGCTGGAGCGGCTGCAGGTCGATGAAGCGGTAGCTCCCGTCGGCCAGCATCAGGACGTCGTCCATGGCCGGCACGATGTCGAGGGCCGTGGAGATGAGGCCCAGCTTGTCCCCGCGCAGCACCAGCGTGGCGTCTCGGTTGGTCAGGCTGTACTCGACCTCCACCACCTTGCAGTCGTGGAACGTGTCCGCGCCTGGTTGCGGATTGTGCGGCGGGCCAGTAGGAGCGCCCTTGCGGCGGAGCTGTGCCGTGTAGCCGAACTCCTCGATCAGCTCGATCGCGGTCTGCAGCAGATCCTCGTAGATGGCGTTCATACGACCACCACGGCCGGTCCTTGCACCGGTCGGCGAAGCAGCGGCGCCAGGATCTCGTCGATCATCGAAATGATCGGCCGGTTCGGCACCGTGCCGTCAGCTGTCTTCTCGCTGTAGGCGACCTCGATCGGGCCGACCTTCTTGCGGATTGCGGTAGTGCTGGCCGTGTAGTCCGGGGAAAGGCTGCCGGGCTTGGCCAGCTCCCGCAACGCCGCCTCATAGGCCGCTCGCTCTACCTCATCCGGTACAACATCCGCCGGCAGCAGGTAGCCGCTGTAGTCCACGGCACCGATGCGCGGCCACTCATTGAGCTGGCCACGGCCGGCGGTGCGGGCACCGGTGAACATGGACTGCCAGGTGCCGGTTGGCAGCTGGAAGCGGTAGCGACCGTCGATGTAATCGGTGGCGCGCACCAGTGCTGCGGTGCGCGCCACCTCACTGCCGGCCGCCCATGCGGAGTTCGCCCGCTGGGCGTGATATGCGTCTGCGCCTGCGACCGTTCCGTACATGGGTCAGTCCTCGTTGTTGCCGGCCTTGGCCTTCTCGGCTTCGACCAGCGCTGCCTGCAGCTTGGCCGTGCCGGTGCGCTTGTCGTACTTCACTTCCAGCGCATCGAGCTTGGCGAAGAGCGCGGCCCGCTCCTGCTCGGCGAGTTCGGCGGCCTTAACTTTCTCGGCTTCTTCCGCTTCCGCTTCGGCCTTCAGCGCGGCGACTGCCGCACTCAGCTTCTCGTTGCGTTCCGGGACCGGCAGCGAGTTCCAGTCTTCCAGCGACAGGCCGGAGACTTTGAAGCCGTGGTTCACGACATCGGCCAGCTGTACGGACTTGGTCGCCGTCAGCTCGATGTTCGCCGGCAGCGTGTCGGTCCCGATCAGCACGGCGCTGTAGGTGCCGTTCTTCGATTCGTCGAGGATCTTGGCGTCGAGCCATGCCTGCACGACGGCGTTCTTCTTCAGGGCTTCCCAGTTCGGGACCTTGGTCGGAATGCCCGGGGCGAGAATGGTGCCGTCGGGCAAGCCCAGCGGACCGGTGTGGCTGTTGGTGATTTCCATGCGTGTGCTCCTCTGTGGCCCCGAGCCGAAGCCCGGGGCCGTGGCGGGTCAGATGCCGTCGACGTAGACGATCTGCTTGGGCAGGCGCACGTCCAGGCCACCCAGGCGCATCACGCCGGGGACGTCCCAGCGCAGCGGACCGGACTGGTACACCGGCAGGAAGCGGTGCGGCATCGGCATGTGCAGCTTCAGCACGTTCCGGTCGTAGCGGTAGGCGATCAGGCGAGCGGTGCTGCCGGCGCCCGCCGTGTCCAGGCCCCGCATGCCACGGACCGTCAGCTGCTGGCCAGTCATCGCCGTATAGACGTTGTTGGCCAGGAAGTACTGCAGGATGGTCATGTCGCTGTCGTTGCTCATCCGCTTGGTGGAGATGAGCAGGAACTTCGACCACGGGAGCAGCAGGCGATCGGCGATGGCCGCGGTGTTGGTGCCGTTGAACACGTTCATCAGCGCCGCGTTCATGTCGGCGACGATCTGGTCCGGCGTGGCGGTGCCAGGCGCCAGCAGCGTGCCCCACGCGCCCGTGGGCGCCGCGACCGGGGTGACACCGGCTGCATTGAACAGACCGGTGAAGCCCTTCGAGGCGTCGCCGTTGAGCGCGACACGATCGACCATCTCTTCCGCCGCACGCTTGGCGGCGTTGGCGTCCTCGGTCGGCAGGTTGATGCGCAGCAGCTGCGCGCGGCCGATCTCCTCCCAGCCGTAGCCGTAGCCGATGCCCGCGGTGTGCACGCCGGTCTGGAACTGGCTGCGGTTGGTGCCGGCCTTTGGGATGTCATCGGCATTGCCGTTGATCCAGTCGGCCCGGCCGTACTGATCCTGGGAGTAGTAGGTCACCGAGGTGGCGAACTCGCTGCCGGAGGTGTCCACCGGGATCAGGTCGCGGTACTGGATGTCCGGATAGACGGTGGCGTAGACGCCAGGCTCGATGATCGAGGTCTGGGCCACGACGAAGCCCAGGGCTGCCTGGGCATCGAACAGGGGAAGTGCGCTCATGAATGTGGCTCCTTAGCCGAGACGGACCACGGCCAACTGATTGGCCGCAGTGGTGCTGGTGTCCCAGCGGGCGCCGGGGATGGCGGTGTTGGCCGTGGCCACGTTGGTGAAGAGTCCGGCCGCGGTGAGGTACACGCCATTGCCCGCGGCGACTGCCACGGAGGCCTGCACCCAGACGTCGCCCTTGGTCAGGACGCGCGCCGATGCCCGCTGCGGGAATGCGTCGGCGTTGCCGGCCACGCCGGTCGCGGAGCGGTCCAGCAGAGTGATGCCGGTGAAGGTGCCGCCGGTGAAAGCGGCAATGCCCTTGTCCGCGGTGCCCTGCTGGACCGGCTTGCCGAAGCCGATGCCGGCGACATCCTCGACGGTGCGGCTGATGATGGTGCTGGGGACCATGGTGGCCGGCGCACCGGCAATGGCGGCAGGCTGGGTGTCGAGGTAGGTGGTCTGGATGGCGGGCATGTCTTAGGCCTCCTGCGGCTTGTAGTTCGGGCCCAGCGCCAGGCGGCGGACCGATTCGCTGTAGCCGTGGTCGGCTACGGGGGTGCGGGCGCCATCGGCGAGTGCGCGGGCGACGGGATCGACCAGCTTCACGCCGTCTGCCAGTCCGTCGAAACGCGCCTCGACGTAGGCGTCGGACTTGCCAGCCACCGCAGCGTCGCCGAGCTTGGCGACCAGCACTGCCTTGCGGATGTCCATGTCGGACTTGCCGGTGTAGTCGGCGTCGTGCAGAGACTTGGCCTTGGTCACCAGGGCCGAACGCTCCTGCACGCGGGCGTCCAGCGCGGCCGCGTCGAGCACTTTCGACTTCAGGTCGTCAATCGATGCATCGCGCTTGGCGATCTCCGCATCCTTGGCGGCGATGGCGGCGGTGTGGGCCGTGTCCTTGGCGGTGGCCGAGGCTGCGGCGTCGTTGAGTTGACGCTGCAGCTTGTCGATGGCGATGGCGCTGGCGTCGGTGCACTCGACCGGCAGCCCATCGACCATGACGGTCCGGGTCTTGGTGTCGCTCATGGTGTGGTTCCTCGTTGGGTTGTCGGCGCGATCCTTGTCACCGGGGGCGCGCCCATCCCCGATGCGTAGTTGGTTGCCGCCGCGCGCACGATCGACGAGCGCGAGATGGTTCATTCGGAGGTTGGTCTGGATGGCGTCGTATGGCTGGCCATCGGGTGTCATGCCGTCCTGGAAGACGATCTCGGAGGTGTAGCCCATGGAAAGCTCGCGCTTACCCGAATCCCAGGCTTTCACCGCGGCCGAGTCCATGAGCACCAGCGGCACGCGGACGAACTCGCCGTCGCGCACCACCTCGGCGCCTGTTTGGCCAACGGACACAGCGCGCCACGTACTGGCATCGACCATGGCCGCCGGGTGTTCGACGGTCATGGGCCGATAGGCGTAGCTGTGCATGGCGTCCTTGGAGAACACCTCCTCCGGGGGCCGGTAGAGCCGCACGATGGGCATGTCGGGCTTGCCGACTTCCGAGCCCAGGTATTCCTGGATGCCCGTGCGCGCCACCTTGGCGTCAGCCACGAGGTAGCCGTCCGCGGTCCGGCGTGGCGCCGAGACCGAGACTCGATCGGTGAGGAACATGGGTGGCTCCGATATGTGGCCCGAATGGGGTCTGGTGCGTCTCATTGGCCCCGAGACGCGAGGCGCCTAGGCTTTTCGCCTACATGACAGTTCTCAGGGAATGACGAAATGGCTACTTACTGGATTACCTTCCGAATCAAGGAAGTCGTTATCGGCGGCCGTGAATACAGCGCTCGCTATGACGCCTTAGTTGAAGCCGTAAGAGCAGTGTGCGGCGACCACTGGTGGTACGAGCCAACCTCGTTTTGGCTAATCAGCAGTACAGCAACGCGTGAACAGATTGCAGCCCGGATTAGGGCGGCAATTGCTCCGGCTCATGACTTGGCACTGCTTGGATCAATGGAGCACACCGGCGCCACCGTAATTGGTAGCGTTAAGGAGCTGGCCACGCTGCGAGCCTTGGTCCCCTCACTCGCCACGGCTTGATATTCAGAACGTTCCGGACATCAGGATTCCTCGATCCCGGCTCGCCAGTTTTCGTCGATCGCTTGGAAGATCTCCGGCCCTAGCTCGATCGCACCGCGATACGGCTCGACGACATTAAGGTCGACGTCGCCAGGCTCGTAGGTAAGCGTGATGTGCGGCTGATAGTCTGCCCAATCCCAGGACGCCCCGGCTTCCTTGATAGTCTCGTGCCGCCAGGACAGCTCCGAGCTGTTGAACAGCAGCACTACCGCGCCGCCGCCGAACTTCTCGATGAGACGCGCGCCGCCGGGCTTGATCGTGGTGCGACCGTCCTCGCCCGAGGCCCAGTCGCTGCCAGCCTTCATCCAGTCCACCGGAGCACGGCTGTAGGCGATGGTCACGTGTAGGTCGTCTGCCGGGAGCGTGGTCTCGAAGCCCTGGGACTTGGCCCAGGCCAGTATCTCGGCTCCGTTGAGCACGTCGCGACGCACATACAGCGGCCGCGGCATTGAGTCCGTGACTTGCTGGCCGTGCTGCTGGGCTGCCAGCGTGGCGGCCACGCGCTCCTCTTCGTCCTTCTCGTCCTGCCAGTCCGGGTTCTCGGCCTCGAACTCGTCCATTTCGGACTCAAGTCCTGGCGCGATCCCTGCTTCGGTGAGCATGTTGACCGCGACCTTGGACAGCACGTCATCTGGGATAAGCCCGGTGTCGGCGATCGTCTTGATCGTGTCGGCTGTGGTCTTGCCGATGGTCGCGCGCTCGGTGTCCGTGGTCTGCCACAGGCTCCGCCAGTTGTAGAACGCCTCCTTCGGCCGGCGGCCCAGTGCCGAATAGATCAGGCACTCGTCCAGCACCGCCAGCGCGGGCTGCAGCGTCAGCTCCTGGCCCGAACGGATCCGGTCGTAGTAGTTCCGGATGTCGTTGTCGCCGGTGCTGTTCAAGCCGCCGGGCGACTGGCCAAGCAGCCGCGTCAGCGGGATGTCAGCCGCGCCGGAGACCTGCTGCAGGAAGGCCAGCAGCACATCGGTGAGGCCGGTGAAGTTGGCCGTCTTCTGGTTGTAGGTCTCCTCGCCGTCCAGGACCAGCATGCCGTTGATGCCCTTGGCCATCGCCGCGAGCTGCAGGCGCTGGAGCAGCTGCGCCTCGTAGGCAGGATCTGCCAGCTGCGACATCAGGTTGGGGATGTTCAGCACATCGACCTTGGCCTCAAAGACCAAGCTGGCGATGTTGGCGCTGGTGCTGTCGGCTTGCTTGACCGCATCGCTGATGGCCAGCAGCACCGGGTCGCCCCAGCCATCGCCGCCATCGAGGTCCGGATCCGGCCGGTGGGCCCCGTGCAGGATCACCAGGCGCGAGGGATGGATCTTGACCTGGCCTCCGAGCGACGACGACAGCGTGTAGTGGGCCGGCTTGCCGAAGTCTGGCGACTCGGCATCAAGATCCTTTTCGCCAGCGGTGAGCATGCGCTTGGTCAGCACGTTGAGGTGCTTGATGCCTTGCTTGCCCAGGCGTGCCGGGTCCAGCGGCTTGGACGGATCCGAATCGCCGGTGCCGATGTACAACGCCGCGCCACCGAACAGTCGTGCCTTGGTGTGCACCTCCAGCAGCTTGACCTTCAAGCCCAGCCGCGTCTCCTCGGCCTCCAGCGCGCTGATCTCCGCCTGATCGGCGTTCCAGCTGCGCCAGTTCCGCACAGAGTCCAACGCGGGGATATCAATGATCTTCCTGGCCAGCCACGTGCCGCGGTAGGCATTGGACAGGTCAGCGTCCGACAGCAGGGCCAGGCCGTAGTGCGAATGCGCCGCCTTGTCGCGGCCGGTGCCCAGATTGGCGACCAGGTTTACCAGCCCGTCGCGAAGTGTGGCGAGCTTGCCCATCAGAGTGCGCTTCCAAGGTTGTAGGTGCTGCCAGTGACCAGCTCAGCGAATGCGCCGGATAGCGCGTCCACCTGGTCGTCGTGCTTTGCGTTGGGGAACTCGGCGATCTCATCGAGGAAGGCGGCGACCCAGGGGCCAGCCACCAGCTTGATGTTCCCGGCCTCGGCCTGCGCCTCCACCGGTGTCGCGCGGACTTCCTTGGATCCGGACTCGATTGCTGCCTTGATGTCCCAGCCTGCCAGGAGCTTCACCTGGTGCGCGGCGTTGGACTTGCCGGCGGCGCCTGGGTCCTGCGGGATGCGGACCTTGATCGTCCTGCCGTCCTGCAGCGCGGTGTTCTTCAGCATCCGCTCCACGCCGGCGGGTGACACCTGGTCGCGCACCACGTCGAGCACGTAATAGATGCCCCCGCTCTCGCCCAGCAGCAGGCCCACCGTGTAGTCGGGATCGCTGCTGGTCTTCTTCTTCGGGTCCGTGGCGGCGAAGTCCCATCGGCGCACCTTGCGGGCCGTGGAGATGGCCGGAGCCGCGTCCACGACCTCGAACCATTCCCGCTTGAACGATCCGCCGTCGCGCGGCGTGGGCCGCTGCTGGTACTGGCCGGCGTAGGCGTATGAGCCCTTCGCCCGCTTCAGACGATCGATCTCGGCGCGCGGGAAGCGCTCGGGGAACAGCAGCTCGCCGTCCTGCGTGCGAGGGTCCTCGAAGAACAGCTCCCCGCCCACGTAGGTGCGGCACGGCCCGCCGGTCTTCTTCCCGTCCTTGTCGGTGCGCTCGGCCTCGAACTCCATAGGGAGGTTGAGGTGCACGAACCCGAGGTCCAGATCCATGGCCACCGCTGCCACGTCCTGCTGGTGCAGGCGCTGCATGATGATGACCATCGCCGATGAGGTGATGTCGTTGAGGCGGTCGGTGATGCCCTCGCGGAAGATGCGGACCGTGGTCTTGCGCTCGGCGTCGCTCTCGGCCGTCTCGGTGCTGTGTGGATCGTCGACCTTGACCCGGTCGCCGCGGCCACCAGTCATCGAGCTGAAGGGCCGGGCCTCGCTGAAGCCGTTGCCGGTGTTCTCGAACTTGCCCTTGGCGTTCTGGTCGCCACGGAGCTTCATCGGCCAAGCGGCCTGGAACTGGTCGCTCTCGATGAGGCGCCGCAGCTTCAGGTTGTCACGCAGCACATTCGGCTGGCTGTAGGAGGTGGCCAGCGTCTGCAGGTCAGGCCTACCGACCGGGCCCCACTCCCATGCGGTCCAGAAGACCATCAGGAGCGACTTCATCATGCCCGGGGGCACGGTCATCAGCAGGAACTGGATCCTGCCCTCTGTCACCGCCTCCAGGTGGCGACACATTGCCCGCAGCGCCCAGCCGAACTTCAGCTGCCTGACCGGCTCCAGGATGTGCCAATGCTCCCGGATGAAGCCCTCCAGGGACTGCGACCTGGCGCGGATGCCCTCGACGTTCTCCGCGATGCGCCGCCGCTCGGCCTCAGCCGCCCGTCTCGCCCTCTCCGCTCGGATCTCCGCCAGCGTCGGCAAGCGGACCGAGGATCGTTTCAAGGCGGTCGAGGTCATCTTCGCTCAGCTTCGTCAGGTCGTAGGTGCCTACGGCGCCCGTGTGATGCCGGCGCTCTACCAGCAGGCCGGCCAGCTTTCCCTTGCCCATGGTGGCGGCCACTGCCGCGCTCACCTGCTTCTCCTTGATGGCCAGCGTGCGGGCCTGCTCCAGCTCTCGGGCGAGCGACTCGACGGTGATCTCCGCCTTCTTGGCGACCCGGGCGTGTCCCTTGTTAACAGCAGCAGCGATGTCAGCATTTGTTAACAGGCGGCTTGCTTGCTGCCTGGCGGTTGCCTTGGCGTACCCCGCCCGGACGGCTGCCTTGGCGCCGTTCTGGTCCTTCAGGTACTCAGCGACGAACCGCTGCTGCTTCGGGTTGAGGTTGGGCATGGTCTGGCGCCCCCGGGTGGGGCCATATGTGGGAGGCGGAAACAAAAACGCCGGCGCGAGGCCGGCGTCTTGAATAGATGCGGAGAGGGAATTTAGGAATCGGCTTTCAGCGGAATGAGGCTGGCGGGACGGCTCTGGCCCAGGACGATCTGCTGTCCCTTCTGGTCCTTGATGTTGGTTTGGCGGTGCTGGGTAGTTACCGAACTGCCGAGGCAGTCCGCCAGGCACGTTTGCTGCTCGGTCCGGCACTGAGCGGCGGTGCGACCGTCCTCAATGCAAAGGTCGTACTCGTGAGCGCAGATCGACGCGCAAGAGGCCTGAGCGTTCGGGCTGGTTACAGAGAGAACTGCGCCTACCGCAATTGCGACTCCAAAGATAATGCCCTTCATCCGTAGATCTCCTTGTGTGGGAATCATTCCCACGCCCTTTGTAGCACCGGCCACGGCCGAGGCAGCGCGACGCAGTTCACGGGTCCTCGCTGCTACGGATATTCACCTTGCAGCGTTACCCGCAGCACACGGTGCTTAAGGGACGCCCCCCTCTCGGTCCGCCTTGATCACGGCTTGGGCTGCTCTGAGCTGGTCGTTGGCGTCGCGTCCGACTTGAATAACAGCGCCCGCAACCTCTCCTCGTAATTGGGCGTGCGCATCACGTTCGATGGCGCCGGTGACGGAATCGGACAGGCGGGCAGTGCTGCAGGTGGCGAGGTCGTCGCGCAGCTGGAGATTCCCAGCGCGCAGGTCAGCCACAACGGCGTCAGGGACAGCTTGGGCTGCTTGGCGGTCCTGCTCATGCTTGTCTCCGATCTCGGCCAGGGTGGCGGCCTGCTGGTGTTCTTGTGTCCGGGCGGTGGCCTGGGCCCGCGCCTCACCCTTGGCGGACGTGGCCACCTGGGTGGCCTGCACGGTCTCCGCCCGGTCGCCGCGCCAGAGCCATCCGGCGCCGAAGGCGAGCCCGGACCACACGACGAATGCGGTGATGGCGATCAGGATCCGGTTCATGCCGTCACCATGTGCAGCCAGGGCTTGATCCACTCCCACGCCATCGGCACCAGCCACATCAGCAGTCCGAGAACAGCAGCGCCCGCCAGAGCGGCCATGATGATCAACCCGGCAAACATGCCGTCCAAGCTCGATCCGTACATATCAGGCTTCCCTCAGGGCGAAGATCAGGTTGCCGGCCGCCATCCGTCGCTCCACCTTGTCGCCGTCCACCGCGCGCCAGGTGATCGTCACCAGCAGCAGCGAGACGGTGTGCCAGTCGCCGGCGTTGGCCGCGGCCCAGAGCTCGTCCCAGGGGTCCATGACGGCCAGCTCCAGGATGTCGGCGATGGCGTAGAGGTAGCCGATCTTCGTTTCCGCGCCTGGCTGCAGCGCCAGCAGGGTGAAGATGCGAGGTTCCAGCTCCGCCGCGATGCCCTTGAGCCTCAGCTCCAACTGCCGCAGCGAGATCTCCTCCGGCTGGGGGATCTTCTTCAGCGCGTGCCCAAAGCCCACGCGCTCCACGTTGTCCGGGCCCAGATGTGGGATCTCGTTGTGCGGCCAGAACTCCTTCAGGAGCGTCTCGGCCTTGATGACCCCGTTACTCTGAGCCTTGGCCAGCGTCTCGTCTGTCAGGTCTGATGCCTGTTGGTTGATTCGTTCCCTGTCCGTTTTGCGGCCACCGCGGCGGCCTTCGGGCGCGGCAAGGAGCCGCTCCTCTTGTTGTTTGTCGATCCCGGACAACGGCATCACTTCGGTTCCTTCGGGTCGCCCCTGACTTCCGCAGCCAGGCGCCGGGTGATGGCGCAGGGCAGAAGTTCGAGGGTTGCCAGAACGCAGGACAGGCTCAATGGCGAAGCCAGGCCGAACAGAAGCGCGACCAGCGCGCTGACGTGGTTGTCCCACCACAGGTAGATCACGCTGAACGTCGCGACCGATCCGACCATCTGCGCGACCGCCATCTGCCCGCGGCGCGTCATCGGCAGCCACTCGGACGGAATCCAGTTGATCCGGATGATCACCACCCAGCCGATCAGCATGCCCAGCAGAACCGTCCAGAAACCCAGCGGCGCAGTAGCTGTCAGCCGGTGGACGTAGGCGATCAGCCAGTCCAAATCAGCCGAGTGCGCCGACAGCAGGGCCAGCGCGGCAAGGATGCTGGCCAGGCTGACGGTGCCCAGCAGGGTGCGGCCGGTGCCGGCGCTCACGCTTCCACCGCATCGTGCGCGGCACGCGCGACAGCGTAGTTCCGCTCCCACTTGCCACACAGCTCCGCGCGCTTGGCCGCCCCACCGTTGGTGTAGGCGCCAGGGCGCCACACGCGAAGGTAGTACTGCCAGGCCGTCTCAACCGCACCGATCGCCGGCAGCGGCTGCGCATCCGTAAAGAGCAGCAGGCGCGCCAGGCCAACGGCCAGCAGGTCATCATCGTCCAGCGCCTCCCAGATGGTGCGCTGCTCGAACGGGACGCCGCGTTGCTCGCAAAGGGCCGCGGCCGGAGCTCGGCTGGCGGCATGCGTACAGACGCCCTTGACGCCGCCGCCCAGCTCAAACTGCGCCAGCCCGCGCGCCGGACCCTTGCGCTCTGGATGATTCAGGTCGACAACCTGCCAGCGATACTTCAGCGCCGACTCCTGCAACATGATGCACAGCAGCAGCACGACAGCCTGGTCACTGGTCATGCGCGACGGCAGCAGCGCCAGCGCCGGCCGGATGATGCGCGTGACGGCAATTTCCGGTGCGATCGGCAGCGGCAGCAGGGCCATGTGCAACTCCAGGGAATAGGTACGGGGCGCCTCACGGCGGGCCGAATGGGTGCCCGTCCCCTATGCCAGCTGGACGCGATGGTTGATCTGGTCTGGGACCGACGGGCGTAGGTGGTCCCGGCCGCTCGGAGAGAGCGAGAACAGCCGGGGTGGCTCACTGACATGGGCCAATAGGCACCGACCGCCGGCACCGGATGAGTAGCCTCGCGTCGTGGCAAGGCCCGTGCGCTTCCCGGCAGCACACCCCGCGCTGGGCGAGGATCTTGCCGGCGACGGCGGTCGGTATTTCGGTGTGCCAGACGCAAAAAACCCGGCTCATTGGCCGGGCTTCGGAGGCGACTCTGTCACGATGCCGCGAAATCTAGGGCGTTGTGTCCGACACGTCAACCACCGACATCGCGACGGATCCAGCCCCTGGCCTCGGCGACCAGCTCGCGCAGCTTCCCCCGACCGATGCCCATCCGCTCCGCCTTTTCCGCCGGGTGGCCGGCGGCGCAGTAATTGAGCCGGAAGGCCAGGCCCAGTTCCGGGATGGCCCGCTGCAGGTCAAGCACAGCCCGCTCGATCCGCTGAGCGTCCTCGGGCACATAGCTGGCGCCGGCGGACGTGCGCGTCTCGGTCGCGCGGATGGGTTCCACGGCCCAGGACGGCACCGGCGCGACATTGCCCTTTCGGTCGGATAGGCCTGCCGCCTGCCCCATGAGCGCACGGCGGCCGGAACTGTCGCGGACCAGCGGCGCCAAGCCAGCGACACCCGCACCCTGCCCGGCCATGACACCCGCCGGCGACCTGTAGAGCCCGGCGCCGGCGGCCGCCTCCCGATGCGCCAGCTGCTCCTCGCCGCGCGCGCGCCGCTCTCCGAAGTAACGGGCCCACTGCCGCAGCCGCGCCTCGAAGACCTCTTCTCGGTCTAGTTTCTCGGCAGCGCTCATCGATATTTCCCCATAGTGGTGTCGTCAAATGCGAATTTCGGGAGCTTGTCGTCCTGCTGGCACATGCCCCGCTGCCGGTCTGGCCAGCCCTTGCAGTGCACGATCCCGAAGGTGGTGTCGCGGAAGGTGCAGATCGCGCAGGCGCCGTGCTTGCGTCGGTCTGCGTTGAACAGCGCCTTGCGGCGCTTTGCCTGCAGCCGCTCGGTCGCGCGTTCGGGCGGGGTAAGGCTTCCCCCGTGAGTCATGCCGCCCTCGCCGTGCCGGTCAGGTGCTTTTGCTCGTGCCAGAGCGCCAGCAGCAGGGCCTCGGCGCGCCCGTCGTCCTTCTTCCGCTTCAGCAGGCTGGCCATCGAGGGGAAGCGGCGCAGCGCCAACTGCCGGCTGGCGTCCTTCTCCTGACCGATCAGTCCGAAATGGCGCTTCCACGACTGCGGCTCGGCCAGGCTGAAGTCCAGGCCGAACACTTCCAGCACAGCCTTGGCCTTGCCGTAGCTCTCGCCGAAGTTCATGGACGACTGGGCGCCGGGCCGGCGCTCCACACCGCCCACCTGTCGCGGCGGCATGGCGCGGACCCGCTCGATCGTGGCGCAGAAGTAGGCGCCGTCGTTCGCCCTGCGCACGTCGCGGATGAAGCGCGCGAGCGCGGCGGCGTCGACCTCCGTCTTGTCGCCCACCGCCATCGTCGGCATGTCCAGCAGGGGACCTGGCTCCCCGTCGATCAGCGTGGCGACGGCACCAGCCATGCCCGGATCGATACCGAACGTGACCCTGCCGGTCATGCCGCCACCCCCGCGCCAATCTCATCCCGGCGCGCCTTCAGGTCATCGGCGATGTCCAGCGGCAGCGAAGCCTTGTTATAGGTGCCGACCAGGCACGCATCGGGCAGCTCCACGGAACGACGCACGTCGCCGACCTTGTCCATGGCCACGGTTCCGTCGTTGCGGGCGTAGACGCGCCAGTTGCTGCCGCGCGCCGCGATGCGCTTGGCAATCACGGCCGCGATGTCCTGCACGGTGTCGGTGTAAAGGTTCATGCCGCTTTCCCCTGTTGCTGATCGATGAGTTGGTTTTGATATGCCTGCCATGCTTCGGTCCCCCGGCCTAGCCCTGGCAGCACGTCGAGCGTCCACACGCGGAATTCGCGCGACTGCTCTTGGAAGCTCGGGCCGAATAGCTCGTACATGGCCCGGCCGTTCATGCCGGGCAGCGGGATGCCCTGGTGGTGCCAGTCACCCATGGCGACGACCGCGTGCTGGCCCAGCTGCTTCTGCCCGTGCAGGTCGCCGACGTTGCGGTGGTGCAGCCGCACGTGGCCGCATGCCATCGCCCGCTGCAGGCCTGCCGCGATGCGCCAGCGACAGACGACGCAGCCGAGTGCGCGCGCAGTCTCCTGGTAGGCCAGCTCGGCGCGCGTCGCCGGCTTGATGGCGCGCTTCATGCTGCCGCCCTGTATCTGCGCATCTTCTCGGCCGCCTTCGGGTCACCGAAAAAAGCCAGCACCCGCGCGTTGAGAAGGGCATCGCACGGATCGCACAGACGCTTCGTCCGCTTGCGGCGGCCGTCGGCGCACACCTGCAGGTTCCAAGTATTGGCGGCGCCTGCGCAGCCGCAATGGGCGCACTTCATGCCGCCACCCCTTGGAGCTTTTCCCGAGCCTCAGCCAGCAGCTGCGCGTAGGCCTCGGGGTGCTGCGCATCAAACGCCGGCACCTTGCCGCGGCCCCACCGACCACCGCCTAGTTGCTCCAGCCATCCGTCGGAGGCACAGAAGCGGCGCGCGTCGACCCCGCAGTCGCGGACCGACTTTGCGGTGACGAAGCCGCACACCTCCAGCTGGGCCAGCACGCGCAGCGCGCCGATCTTCCAAGGTGTCAGACGAAGCGGTGCCGGTACGCCACAGCGAACCGCTGGCACGATTTCCGGAAGCTTGCAGCGGCTGGCCGGGTTCCAGTCGTGCCAAGCCATGTCCCATTCGTTGAGAGGCCCGTCCTCTGCATCGTAAGCTCGCCGATCAGGTCGAGCACTGCTGTAGCGGCTCAGGCAGCGAGAGAAGTCCCAGCCGCGGCTGTAGCCAGGCTCCGGCGTCCACACCATCACCCCCAAGATGCCAAGCATCTTCGCGATCCCCGACGAAGCCTCGGTGATCGCCGGCACGATGACGGCACGGAAGTCGGGTCCTTCGCGCCCTTCGCTGCCGTATCCCATGTAGTGATCGGGCAGGATCTGATCGGCCACCTTCGCGTTGAGCGCGAGCTTCGCCTCGATGCCGAGTTGGTGGCCAGTCGCATCGTATACAGCGAGGATGTCGAAGCCAGCCGTCTCCGGGTACGCGGTCCAGCCGCCGATCTTCTTCAGACCAGCCAAGAAGCACTCGCAGAGCACCTCCTCCGTTGGGAAGGCCGCCTTGATCTCCGATGCCTTCATGCCGCTCTCCTCGCCGGTGCCGACTGTGTGCCCTGGCCGTTTGCCATAAGCCAGAACTCAGCCACCACCTCTTCCAGCATCACGTGCGCATAGGCGTCGCCGATGTGTCGGGTGATGCCTTCGAAGAGCCGGCGGAACTCGTCCTCATCCATCGAATCGAATGCCAGCGAGCGCGCCACGGTGACGGGGATGGTTTCGATCTTCGGCAGAACTTCTCGCAGCAACTTGCTGGCGCCAGGGCCGAAAGCCGCATCCGATGCAGCCAACACCGCGGCGACCACCGCAGTCGCGTCCATGTCGATCTCGTCGCAGCAGACGCCAGCCTCACGCTGCAGGCGCTTCACCGCCTCGTGCGTGTCCAGCTCTTGCCAGCCCTCGACGTTGTCGGTCATGAGCTGCCCAATTTTGTGCAGCAGCCGATGGCGCCATGCGTCGCGCGGCGCCTTTATTTCCAGGCGTACTTCTTGCCCTCGGCGATAGCCGCGCTGCTTCATCAACTCGCGGTCGACCGGGTGCTCGGCCAGCAAGGCCAGTCGCTCTTCGCCGGTGCCAAGCACCACCACGCGCTCTATCAGCGCATAGATCGGTCGCGATGCGCGCTTGGCCCTGATCTTCTTGGCCGCCGCGGTCTGGGTCATTCGTCGTATCCCTGGCTGCGTGGCGCCGCAGGCTTACGGAATCCCCGGGGCTTGGGCGCAGCCTTCGGCTCCGCAGCAGGCCGAAACGGCATCCAGGAGTCAGGTACGTCCTGGAACTTGAAGCGCTCGGGCATGTAGAGCGCCTTGCAATCGCCCGGCGCGCCGTTGCGCTGGATGGCGACGATCAGCTCGGCCAGGCCGCGGTCGGGGCTCTCTCGGTTATATATCTCGTCGCGGTAGATGAAGATCACCGCATCAGCGTCCTGCTCGATCGAGCCGGAGTCGCGAAGATCCGAGACCATCGGGCGCTTGTTCGGACGTTCCTCCACCTTGCGGTTGAGCTGGCTCAGCAGCAGCACCGGCACGCCGATCTCGCCAGCCATGAGCTTCAACGCACGGGTGATTTCGCCGATGCCGACGGAGCGGTTATCGCCCTGCACGCTCATCAGCTGCAGGTAGTCGATCACCACCAAACCCAGCGGCTCGCGCGCGTGCTGGCGGCGCACCTGCGCGGTGACGTGCTCGACCCTGGCGTTGCGCGGGCGGCTCACGAAGATCTTCGCCGCGCGCAGCTTGGTCATTGCTGAGGTGGCGTTGGTCCAGTCGATGTCGTCCAGGTCGCCGTTGCGGATCTTGGTGCCGCTGATGCCGCCTACGCTGGCCAGCATGCGGTCGCCCAGTTCCTCCGGCTGCATCTCGAAGCTGAAGAACGCCACCGGCTTGCCGGCAACCAGCGCGCAGTACTCGCTGATGTTCTGGGCAAGGGTGGTCTTGCCCATCTTGGGGCGCGCGGCCAAGACGTAGAGGCCGCCGGGACGCAGGCCGCCGAGGATGACGTCCAGGTCCGCGATGCTTGTGCCCAAGCCCTGCAGCACTGCGCCGGCGCGCGAGCGGTCCGAGAGGCGATCGAACACGCGCTGCATGACTGGCGCCACCGGCTCCAGGTCGCACGGCTCATTGTCGAGCAGCCCGCCCATGCGGCTCTGCGCCTCGCCCACCAGCTCGATGCTGCTGCGGCCCTTGGTCTGAAACGCCGAGTTGACGATCTCGGTACCAACGTCGATCAGCTGCCGCAGGCGCGCCTTGTCGGCCACGATCTCGGCGTACGCGCGGATGTTCGCCGCAGACGGCGTGTTCGAGGACAGCTCGATCAGGTAGGCACCGTGCATGATCAGGTCGCCCTGGCCGCGGCTTTCGAACCAGTCGCCGACCGTGGTCCAGTCGATCGGCTGCTTGCGCTCGTGCAGCTCGCTGATCGCCGTCCAGATCAGCTGGTGGTCGCGGCGGTAGAACTCGCCGGCGGTCAGCGCGTCGGCAATGTCCCACCAGGCCCGCGGCACCAGCAGCAGGCCGCCCAAGACGTGCTGCTCGGCCTCGATGCTCGCCGGCGGCATGCGCAGTTGGCCGAGATCCTCGCGGTTGAAATCGTGGGGCGCGTTCATGCAGCGGCCTCCGCATCGGAAAAGGCTTCTGCGTCGCGGACACGACGGTATTGCTCACCAATCGTGGTCAGGCTGTAACCGGCCTGCGGGTGCAGATACCAGACCTTGAGCCAGTTTCCGCGGACAGCATTGCGGAACACAGCGCGCCAGTCGGTGTAGCGCTTCGCATCGCCGGTGTAGCGGTCGACGAACGCGCGCCAGGCCAGCTCCAGGAACTCTGCCGGGATACCCGCCTTCTCGACCCATTCGAAGATGGGGTCTTCAACCTGGATCGCATCCTGGTCGCCAAGAGCGGTGTTCCAGGTATCGAAGGTCATCGACCTCGATTTCGAGGAAGTGGCGGTTCGTGCTTTTGGTTCTTGATGGTTCTTACGGTTAGTGTGCAGCTGCTGCACCGGTTTTGGAGCCATCTGCACCGGTTGGTGCGGGAGCTGCACCGGTTTAGGTGCGGCAGCTGCACCGGTGCGGGAAATGCACCGGTGCGCCTCCTGCACCGGTTGGCGGAATTGGGAGGGGTCGATCTGGTAGGTCGTGTGCCGTCCGTTTGTCCGGTCTGCGATCACCACCTTGGCGTTCTCCAGCCAGGTGATCGCATCGATCACGGCGCGCTTGGAGAAGCATGTGCGCTCGCTGATGGTGGCGATGGCCGGCCAGCAGTGGCCCTGGTCGTTGGCGTTGTCAGCAAGCGAGATCAGAACCGCTTTTGCGGTCGGGGGCATGGAGAGCGGCCAGCAGGCCGCCATGATGGTGGTGCTCAAGACAGCCCCCCTGCCCGCTCCATGCGCTCAATCTGCTGGGGGCTGCGGGATAGCACCTCATCGCGCAGCAGCAGCCAATAGCCGCGCGCCAGGGAGTCGTGGTTGTTCGCAGTGGCGTCTCGTAGCTCAGCGCGCAGCCTTGCTATCCGGCGCTCCCTCAGGAGGTCCTGGATGCGTTGGCGAAGGGACTGGATCATGCTGCCGCTCTCGCCTTCGCAACGGCTGCGTGGGCATGCTGGGCGATGTGCGAAGCCACCTCCTGCAGGTCGCTGCAGGTCGCCGCGATCAGCAGCGCTTCGTTGCGGGTGATGCGGTCGTCGTCCAGAGCGTCGCCGATGATCTGGCAGAGCTTCCCCTTGATCTCGCCGGCGTCGATCAGCGCGCCGATCAGCGACCCGGCCTCGGGCGCGTCGGAGCGATGGAGCACGAAGCCATGCTCCGCCGCCAGCGCGTGCAGCATCCGGTAGTTCTCGGTCAGCCCCATGATCTCGCTGGCCTCGGCCAGGGTCAGGTGGTGCGTTCTGTTGTTCGGATTGACCTTGTTGCGGAGGACCGCGTCAGACATCGGCACTTCCTGGCCGTCGTCATTGATGCGGATCAGGCGTGTGGCCAGGGCCACGGAGCCGCCCGGGTATTCCTTCACCGTCTTGTGTGCTGCATCGAGGATGTTCATTGCCGGGATACCTGAACGTGGTTGCTGAATGACCGACCCGTCAGGCTTGCCGCATGGACAAAGCCGCTTTGCAGAGACGAATCAGGTCAGCGAGAAAGAGAGCCCCGAACGTCACGACGATCATTCGGGTGGGTGATGCGGTGTTTGCGTTGCGCTGGGTCGATGGCCGCATGCACTGCTGGTCCGTCAGGCCGCGTCAGGCCGGCCCTGACCCGTGGCCGGCGTAGAGGAGTCCCCCCTGGCGGTACGATGGGATTTCCACACCACCACCGACCACCAGAAGGGAATCCATGAGCGAAAAGAACGAACTCAACGAAGTGCTCGAAGCCATCGGCATCGTTGTGACGGCGATAGGCATGGCAGTGCCGCAGGCAAAGCTCATCGGTCACCTCGATGGTCTTGTCGAAGGGCGAAAGTGGCCAGAGGGAGCGAGGCAGCTTGTGGTTCTTCGCGCGCTCGTTCCCGGCTATCAACCGAAGAAATAGCCAGAGCCCGCGCAACACGCTCGCCTATGGCTTGGTACTCCCCTGGCGATAGGCGAGCCACCGGTGCATCAAGCAGCATTGGCCACGCCCTCCTCTGCCGATACACCGACCAGAGGCTTCGGCGCCTTGAAGACCTTGGGGTTCTTCAGCAGCGTCAGTTCGGGGATTCCCCGGTACTTCCAGTTTTGGACGGTCTGGGTGCCGGTACGCTTGTTCAAACCAAGCGCACGCGCGACGGCGGCCGGGCCACCGAGGGAATCAAGCAGCGCGGCGTCAGGGTGCAGCTTCTTGGGGGCGGTCGGGTTCATGGCGAGCATTAAACGCCATGTTTAAACGTCAGTCAACGCCATGTGTAACAACGCCGTGTTTAGTGGCGGGACAATTGCGCATGCCCGACATGCACCCCTCAATGGCACGCCTCTACGAGGCCGCAGCCCAGGTAGACCCTCGCCTTCGTGGTCAGTCCGAGCTGGCGCGCGAGATCGGCCAGTCGCCTCAGAACATCAAGAATTGGGAAACCAGGAAGACTGGCGTCAGTGCGTCAGGAGCTTCACAGGTGCAGCAGCGGCTAGGGATCAGCGCCAATTGGATTCTTGAAGGCGCCAAGCCCATGTTCGTCCGAGAGGGCGGAGCGCGCCAATCTCAATCTGCGGGATCGATGCGCGACATCATGGCCGCAGCGGTGACCATTGCCCGCCGGGTTCAGGACATGGCAATCGAGCCGATCGAGGGGGAGCGCTACATCCAGCTGCTCACTGAGGCGGCGACTATGGTTCAGGAATCGGGAACGCAGAGCCTGAGCGGAGCGTCTTTGGACGATGCTGCGAGGGAGGTCGCCGCCAGGCTTCGTTCCACAGGGTGAGTGTGCGGCAGATGGGAAAAAGCAAGCAGGAGTTAGAGGCAATGGCGCGGCAGCTGGCCGCCGAAATGGGGATCCAAACCAGGACACCGCCGCGTAGGCTGACCGTCGTAGGAAAGGAGGATCCTGCCGCAGGGGGCGGACTCAATGCATTGCAGCGGGACGTGCTTTACAGCCGAATCAATGACCTTGGGAATATGTATTGGCTCAAGTGGCTAGTGCGGCAAGAAACGATGCAGGTCAGCGGGATCATCGAGTGCTTGTCCGATGAGGAACTGACTAACCTGCTTGAAAAAATGGAGCGCGGTCGAGAGTGCCGGGTGGAGGGGATCGCCTTCGATGAGGCTGGTCTGGTGAAGGACACAACAGGGGAAATGGAATGGCTTTAATCAAGTGCGATGAGTGTGGTCGGGAGGTGAGTGATCAAGCGCTGGCATGCGTCGGCTGCGGTGCGCCGCTGAGGCAGGCGCATGTGCAGGCGCAGAACTACCATGCCCCCGCATTTCAGCAACCAATTAAGACGGCCAAGAGCCGGGGTGTGTACATCATCCTGGGGCTGTTCTTGGGGACGCTAGGTATCCACAACTTCTACGCCGGCTACAACGGTCGCGGCGTCGTTCAACTATTGCTGACGCTCCTCACAGGATGGCTAATCGTGCCTTGGGTACTCGTCGGCATCTGGGCATTGGCAGAGATCATTGCGATGGACAGGGACGCTGCAGGCGACAAGATGGTGTAACTAGGTCAAGTCAAAAATATTGCGGTTGCAAAGGACAATGACTGAGGATGATGGCGACGACTCGCCAAAGCTCAGGCGCTTCAACAAGCGCATGGCCAAGTGGGTCAATGAGGCTAAGAAGAAGGACTCCAACGTGTCCACGATCGTCCGTGCCGATGGCCGGGCCTGGAGCCTGCAGTGGATCAAGGGAAAGCTGATCGCCAGACTGCTACAGCGGAAGCGCTGAGCCCAAACGCAAAAAACCCCGCCGAAGCGGGTTTTTTTTATGGCTTCCGCCTTTCAAGAGTGCTGTCATTCCAACGCTTTGCCAACCAATCTAGCTCCTGAAGCACTGTTGGCCTTGCACGCTTTGTCCGAATCTCGTCGATCAACGGGGTAGCCCATTTGTGGGCATCGCAGATCATGTTGCACCAGCTTTTCTTGATCATCCCTTCGTCGTAGATGCCTGACTGAATTCCGACGCTGAGCGTCTCGAAGTGATTCAGCACATACTTGATCGAGGCCACTTCGTCTGATTCGACATCTACTAGAGCCCGGATGTTGCTTGATCCGGTGCTGTATTCGCGGATATGTCGCAACCCGAGCTGAAGTGTTTCGTCGCTTCGACTCGCGAAGAGCATGTCCGCCGTCTGCTTTTTACGCGCCAGTGTGCGTGCGGTGACGACGCTCACAATCGCAACGATCACACCTGCCAAAACCAGCAAGTTGCGGAAGAGCTCCGAGCAAAAAAAGTCCATTCCCTGTTCTCCTAATCCCTGAATGCAAACTACCCGCCTTTCGGCGGGTAGCGTCGTGCGAACTCTGTTTAAAGGCCGTCGATAACGTCTCGCATACAATCCTCCTGGTTGTTCCTTCCATTGCTTGAGACTCAAGGCGCTCGCCAGAGTTCCGCTGGCTTAGCCTGGTGGGCCCGGGTGCCCACCGACCGTCAACGTTGTTGACGCTTTGAATAATAGCGCGACTTGTACCGTGAAACATGTCTACCTGTACACGCTTACCGTGTACTCACCTTCCCATTTATCGGCCTTTTACGCAGGAATTTGAGCGCATCGGCCATAGTTCTTAGACGTGAAACCCTATATATGGTGTGTTGCGCCAGACGCAACCCTACCTGTTGGGCCAGTAGCACGTCTCGCAAGAAATCGTCAATCGCTAGCGTCGGATCCATAGATAGGATTCATGGCCTCCGCATCGCCCGTGTTTAAACATGGTGTTGATTTATGTTTAAACGCGGTGTTTAATCTCCTCCACGCCTTGAGCAGCCCCGACTTTCCCGGGGCTCAGGCGAAGGAGAGCGACGATGCTTCAGCAGACCGAGGACCAGCTGGCCAAGACCCGGAACAACATCCCGGTCCTGCGCACCAACCTCTACAACGCCGGCCTGACTGATCCCGGTTGCGTGGTGGCCTACCTAGCCGCCCACTTCGCCGGCGCCGATCCGGCTGTTGCCTTCGAAGCCGCTCGCCGGCACATGCTGCTGAGCTTCGGACCACTGGAAGGCGAGCGTCTGTCGCCCCAGGACGAGCGCGGCCCGATGTACGCCACGTCGATGCAGCGCCTGCTGACGCGCATCGCCGCGCGCCGCGAGCTGATCAACCAGATCCGCGATCTGCCCAACCCCTACGAGCAGCTGCCGCGCGCCACGTTGCGCCCGGAAGAGCTCGGCCGCGCCCTGATGTCGGGCGACGAAGCCGCCATTGAGCGCGTGCTGGGGATGGCGGCATGAGCGCACAGATCCTCACCCTGCGTCCTTTCCAGAGCGCCCGTGCGGCTGCGCGCTCCGCAGGTATCAGTGACGCCCAGGCGCTGCGGGACATCCGTTCTGCGCAGCGCCTGGGCCGGGAGGGGAATGAGGTTGTTGGGCGGATCCAGGAGCGCTCGCGGGCAATCCGGCATGGCAATGCGCCGACTGACGGCGGGAGCGCGGCATGAGCGCCTATGAGATCACCGTGAGCTTCACTCCGTTGTGCCCCTCTTGCGGCAAGGAATGCGAGGCCAGCATCACTGAGTCGCGCCCATCCAGCCACCCGTTCGATCGCGACAACCCGTACGAACGATGCAGTCGCCGAGTGTTCGTCACTCCCTGCGCCGACTGCTGGGAGTTCAAGCCGAAGGCAGCGCCCCTTTCGGAAGCCCAGCAAGCCCGCGAGGTGAACCTCCGTGGCTAAGGCGAAGCGCACCCCCGCCGACTGGATCACCGCCGCCCTGTGGATTGGTGTCGGCCTGTTCCTTGCGATCTGGGCTCAGACGCCCTCCTCCTGATTCCCCGCCGGTCACCCGGCACAACCGACGAGGCACCCATGTTCAACCTGTCGAAGCACGAGGCGACGTTCTCGCACCTCAATCTGCGCAAAGAAAAGCACGGCGAGGAAGACGTCGCCGCGGCTGATCTGTCCTTCCAGTTCCAGGCGTCCAACACGATCCTCAACCCGATCGATCCGGCCCTGGTCCCGGCCTTCTTCCGCAAGCCCGCGCTGGGCGAACAGCAGTCGCTGCCGATGGAAGGCACGCCGTTGACCGCACTGAACCTGCCGCTCCTGGGCGAACAGAAGATCGACGCCAAGTACACCGGCTACGAGGTCCTGATTTCCTCGCTGCTGGACTACGTGGACCCGCTGGTCTACGTGGACGCCAAGATCAAGTCAATCACCTGGAAGCCCATCGAGGGCGGCAGCGTCGCCATGTCGCTGAAGGTGTCGGTACTGATTGACGAAGACGACGATGCGCTGCTGATGGCCGCGTGGCGCCGTGGTGGCTGCGTGCTGACCCTGACCCCGCCGGCGGCCAAAACCTCCACCGGCGACAACCTGGGCGACGCCATCGTGGATGGCGACAGCACCGACGGCGCCGATGCGGATGACGAAGAGATTGCGCGGCAGGAAGCGCAGTCGCTCATCCAGGCCGGCCAGGCCGCTGACCAGGCGATCGCCGCATGACCGCCGCAGACACCGCGCCGGTGCGCATTCCGCTGGTCGACGTCGAAAGCTCGCAGATCCACGCGATCGGCCATGACCCCCAGACCAACACGCTGGCCGTGCAGTTCAAGAACTGGAAGGGCGAGCTGGGCCCGCTCTACCACTACGACAACTTCACCGCCGATGACTTCGCTGCGTTCCAGGGCGCTGAGTCGATCGGCAAGCACTTCGGTGGCCACATCAAGGCGTTCCCCGAGAAGTACCCGTATCGAAAGATCGAAGGCGCGCCTGCCGCTGCCTGACCGAATTCCTGGCGGGTTGTGGGTTCCTGCAGCGGAATCAAATCCGGAGTGAACCCTCGGTGCTGGCATGCCCCTACAGCATGCCCCCAGCGAAAGCTCATGGGTGAACGAGTGGTGCGGACGCAACACCGCTGACAGCCGGGAAAGACCGGCAACCAAGCCGCTGCAGCTCACGGAGAGCACCGGGTAGATAACCCGGCGGTTCGGGGACGACGGTCCCTCGGTTCGACTCCCGACAGCGGCATCAAATTCCCACGCCAGCCGGCGGCGCCCTGTGCCGGCATCTATTCCAACCACGCCGCCTTGCCGGCCGGAGAGAACACCAAGATGAATGCCCAGGTACAGGAAGGCCAGCTCGTCCCCGAAGAGGGCATGGCCGCGATGATCAACCGATCGGAGATCGAGCAGCAGATCGCGACGGCGCGACGCTTTCCGCGCTCGCTCAAGCGCTTCCGCGATGAGGCCATCCAGATGGTGACCCTCAGCGAGAGCATCGCCGAGCAGTGCGTCTATGCCCTCCCCCGCGATGGCAAAACGATCGAAGGTCCGTCTGCGCGCTTTGCCGAGGTGATTGCTTCCGCTTGGGGCAACAACCGCGCCGGCGCCCGGGTGATCGATGACAAGGGCGACTTCATCGTGGCCCAGGGCGTATTCCACGACCTCGAGCGCAACGTCGCGATCACCTACGAGGTGCAGCGCCGGATCGTGGATCGTCAGGGCCGCCGCTTCAAGGCGGACATGATCGGCGTCACCGCGAATGCGGCGTGCTCGATCGCGCTGCGCAACGCCGTGCTGAAGGGCGTTCCCAAGGCTTTTTGGGAGGACATGTACGTCGAGGCCCGCAAGGTGATCATGGGCGACGTCAAGACGCTGGCCAACCGTCGCGCCACTGCGATCGCCGCGTTCCAGCGCTTCGGCATCTCATCCGAGCAGGTCTGCGCGAAGCTGGAAGTCGCAGGTGTCGAAGACATCGGACTCGAACACCTGGTCCTTCTGCGCGGCATGCTGACCGCGATCAAGGAAGGCGACACCACAGCTGAAGAGGCGTTCTCCGGCCAGGCGAAGGACGGCCAAACCGCGGCGCGCCCCGCGCTGCAGCCGTACACCGAAGAAGCCTTCGCTGCGGCGCTGCCGACGTGGAAGGCAGCGATCGACGCCGGCAAGAAATCCCCGGACCAGATCGTCGCTCTGGCGGCAACGAAAGGCACGCTCAGCGACGACCAGCGCCAGCGCATCGCCGCCCTGGCTGAGCCCGCGCCCCAGGCCGCGCCGACGCAGGACAACCCCGACTTCCCCCTTCCCAGCGATGACCAGGAGCAGCAGGCATGATCACCGTAGAACTTATCCAGGGCACGCCGGAATGGCACGCCCACCGCGCCCACCACCACAACGCCAGCGACGCGCCGGCGATGCTTGGCTGCAGCCCCTACAAGACCCGCGCCCAGCTGGTGCGCGAGTGCGCCACCGGCCTCACCGCTGAGGTCGATCCGGCGACGCAAAAGCGCTTCGACGATGGCCATCGGTACGAGGCCCTGGCCCGGCCGCTGGCCGAGGAGATCGTCGGCGAGGATCTGTACCCGGTCGTCGGCGTGCAGGGGAAGTACTCGGCCAGCTTCGACGGCCTGACGCTGCTGGAAGACACCGCGTTCGAGCACAAATCGCTCAACGACGAACTACGGCGAGTGATGGTGGATGGCTGCACCGGTGCCGATTTGCCCGAGCACTACCGCATCCAGATGGAGCAGCAAATGCTGGTCAGTGGCGCACATCGCGTGCTGTTCATGGCCTCGAAGTGGGATGGCGCAGGCCTGGTCGAGGCACGTGACACCTACTACCTGCCCGACTTCGCCTTGCGTGATCGCATCATCGCCGGCTGGGAGCTGTTTGAGGCGGATGTAGCTGCCTACGAATCTCCCGCCGTCGCTGAGGTCGTGACCAAACCGGCCCGAATCGCCGGTGAAGCCCTGCCCTCCATCTTCGTCCAGGTCCATGGACAGGTGACGGTAACCGAGAACTTCCAGGCGTTTGAGGCGCGGGCGCTCGAGTTCCTCGACCGGGAGCTGATCCGTAGTCCGCAGACGGACGATGACTTCGGCGCCCTGGAAGGCCAGATCAAGGAAATCAAGAGGGCCGAGGCTGCACTCGAGGCCGCAGGTTCGCAGATCCTGGCCCAGGTCGAGACGATCGATACGGTGATGCGTCGCAAGGATCAACTGTCGAAGTTGCTGCGCGACAACCGCCTGCTGGCCGAGAAGCTGCTCACGTCAGAAAAGGAGCGGCGCCGTACAGAGATCGTTGAAGCTGGCCGCAAAGCTGTCATCGGTCACTACGAGAAAATCAACGCCACGATGGGGGTACACGCGCTCGCTGTACCGCTGCGCGAGATCACCTCGGACTTGGGCGGCGCGATCAAAGGTAAGCGATCCCTAAGCAGCATGCAGGACGCTGTGGACGGCATGGCTGCGCAGCACAAGGTTGTTGCCAGCCAGATCGCCGATCGCATCCGCGCGAACGTGGCGATCCTGGCCGAGCATCCGGACCACGCCGGCCTGTTCGCCGACCGGGTCGCCCTGTGCGCCACCAAGGCGCCGGAGGATCTGCGCAACCTGGTTGCGGCGCGCATCGCCGAGCACCAGCAGCGCGAGGCTGCACGCCTGGAACAGGAGCGCGAGCGGATCCGGCAGGAAGAAGTGGCACGTATGGAGCGCGAGCAGGCGCAGCGCGAGGCCGAGCAGCGCCAGGCCGAAGCGGACGAACAGAAGCGCGCCGAGCTCCAGCGCCAGCAGAACGAGATTGTCGAGGCCGCAGAGGCCGTCACGAAGGAGGCAGCGCCCGCCGCCGTAGCCTCCCCCGCGCCCCTGGCGCAGCAAGCCCCGGCCGCGGCGGCCAGGCCGGGGGCCCGCATCAAGCTGAGCGACATCAACGCGGCGATCGCGCCGCTGTCGATCTCCGGCGACGGCCTGGCCCTTCTGGGGTTCCAGCCAGGGGCGACCGACCGAGCGGCGAAGCTCTACGACGCTGACCAGTTCCGCGCCATGTGCATTGCGATGCGCGGCTCACTGGCTGATGCCGTGCGCAAGGTCGAAGAAACCTACCCGCTGGCGGCATGACATGAAGACCTATCCCTTCCGTCGTGTGGTCCTCAACATCCACGTGCACACGCACGAGCAGATCGCCGCGCACGTGCTCAACACGGCGCGCCGGTGGCGCTGCAACAGGCTGCTGGTGAGCCTGTCGCCCAATGGCGACGTGGTCTGCGCCGACATCAACACCAGCGGCCGCCAGCTTGAGCCGAACCCGGCCGACATAATCGGCACGTTCGGCTATGCCTCAGAGATCGAGGACATCGAGGACGCGGTGCTCGAGCAGAAGCGGCAGATGACGGCGCATCTGAAGGTGGCGGCATGAGCGCCCTGGAAACCTACACCCGCGCCATGGTGGCCGGTCGCACCGGTGAGTGCATCCAGATCGAACAGCAACATGGGCTGTTCGGATATTCGCCCGAGCTGGTGTCGATTGGCCTTGCTGCCGCTGACCGAGGCGAGAGCGCGACCGACGCCATCGACACCCACATCGAGGATCTCGTCGGATGAGCCGCCACCTCACCCGCCGCGGCCCGCGCCGCAAGTCGCGCTTCTGCTGGACGCGCTTTCCCACCGCCGCCAGCGAGTTCGTCATCTACCGCCTGTACCGCCGCGACGCCGCCAATGCCGTGCACATGGCGTCGGTAACGTTCCCAGGCACCGACAACCGCGCCTACATCGCCGAGCGCGTCATGCGTGCCCGCATCCAGCTTCGCAACCGGGTCGATGAGATGGACCTGGCCGCCATGTTCGAACAGGAGAGCGCCGCGTGACCTCATATCCTTGGCACGCGCAGCTGCACCTCACGCCAAGCACGCCAGAGATGTCGGCGCATATACAGCCTGAGCGGTCCGAAATGCACTGCGCAGTCGTCTGCATATTCGCATCCAAAGCGATCGTCACCGATGACCATCGCCGCTGGCGCATATCCGCTGACAACGACCATTCGGAGCCGTCCTGCTCCGAACTCATTGAGCGGCGATCCAACGTGACACGCCGCATTCCGGACGTCGTTGATAAGCGTCGTCAAGTCCTTGGGACTACCGGAAGTAAATCCGATGTCTTCAACAACGGCGATTCTTTTTCCATCCTTTTTTGCTTTCTGCATCAAGTCGTTCAGATGGATGAGAAAGCACGTCAGACCAGCTTGAAACAAATGATCGCGGGGACGGTCCAGCACTCCCGACGACAGGATCTTGTCCAGTGCCACGTACGCAGACGACGCCTCACTCAGCCTACTGAAATCCAAGTCCTCCATCAGTTCACCCCTTTTTTTGCTTCAAGGCACAGATCATGAATAGCCCGCACCCCAACGACAAGTTGGCAGCTCTCACATGGGCCGTTGAACGAGCGCGCGAATCCGCCCGGACTGACGTCCTGGTCCGCCTCAACGTGCTGCCTGCGCTGCAGGCCGAGCGGGAGAAGGCGCAGCAGGAGGCGCGCATGTGAACTACCTGTCGCTGTTCTCCGGCATGGAGGCTGCGCATCTGGCCTGGGGGCCGCTCGGCTGGAAGTGCGTCGGTGTGGCCGAGATCGACCCGGCACCCTGTGCGCTGCTGAGCCACCGACTGCCGCAAGTGCCGAACCTGGGCAGCGTGCTGGACATCACCGTCGAGCAGATCGCTGCCCTAGGCCCGCTGGATGTCGTCATTGGCGGATCGCCCTGCCAAGACCTGAGCGTCGCGGGAAAGCGTGCTGGCTTAGCCGGCGCCCGCTCCAGCCTGTTTCACGAACAACTGAGGATCTTCAATGCAGCTCGGACTTTTTGCGGGGCGCGCTGGCTCGTCTGGGAAAACGTCCCAGGCGCCTTCAGCAGCAACAAGGGAGGCGACTTTGCTGTCGTGGTTGGAGCGCTGGCAGGATCCGAGTTCGATGTCCCCAAAGACGGCTGGGGCAACGAGGGCGTGGCGCTTGGTCCACGCGGACTTGTCGAATGGAGTGTGCTGGACGCGCAGTGGTTCGGAGTGGCGCAGCGGCGCCGTCGCGCGTTCGCTGTCCTCGATACTGGAAGCTGGATCAATCGCCCCCCGGTACTTCTTGAGTCCGACCGCCTGCGCGGGGATTCTGCGCCGCGCCGAGAATCGGGGGAAGGCGCTTCCGGAAGCCTTACGGCAAGCGCTGGCCGCCGTGGCGGCATCAACGACCCAGAACGACGCCAGCTGATTCCTGCCCTCGCCCGTTGTGACACAACGGGCGAGGGCAGCCGGCAGGACTGGGAGACCTGCACGATCATCCCGGCCGTGGCCCACACGCTTCGCGCGGACGGCTTCGACGCGAGCGAGGACGGCACGGGGCGCGGTACGCCGCTGGTGCCGGTCGCATTCGCGCATCAGGCTGGCGGCACTCAGACGACGTTGGGTTATGACCCACGTGCTGGCACTTCACCGACGCTGTCCGTCGGACAGACGCCTGCGGTACATGCCGGCATGCAGGTCCGCCGGCTCACCCCGATCGAGTGTGAGCGCCTGCAGGGAGCGCCAGACAACTACACGCTGGTCCCGAGCACCAAGGGCCGGCCGATGGCCGACGGCCCGCGCTACAAGATGCTCGGTAACTCGTTCGCCGTTCCGGTCATCACGTGGATCGGGCGGCAGATCGAAGCCGCACATGCCTACGAGAGCCGAGCGGTGGCTGCGTGATGCCCCATCGAAGCATCAGGTCATTCGGACCCGGCCTCGGTGACCGTCCAGAGTCCCATGCCCCACGCCTTCAGGACATGCGGATTACCGCCGCTAGCGTTCCAGATCGTGATGAGGCCGGCTTGGATTTCATCCGCGACCCGATCGAGCAGATCAATGTCATGCATGGGGTTGTATTCGAAGAACGCGACATCACGAGATCTGAGCCTCGCGTCATCACCGTCCACTGCCTCGAAAACGATGTTGGTCGGTCTCGGGTGCGGCTTTGGATGGGCAAGGGAGTCGCGCGCCCGCAAGAGTTCAAGCGTCTGCTTCCAAGGGCTCTTGCCGTAGTCAATCGGCACGTTGAGCGTCTTCGCAATGTGCTTGAGCTTGTCCTTCACCGGAAGCCTCTCAGCGGGGCGAGGCAAAGCTGTCCAAGCGGCTCCATAGGCATCTGGCCCCAAGGTCTGGACGAAGGCTTCGACCGAGAATGCAGTCATCACAATCGCGGCACTGAGGGCATGGTTATGCCCGGCCCGGGTCTGCCGCGCGATTTTCCGCATGGACTTGGCGGCATGTGCGGTCTCCGGCCACGCCTGGTACTCGTAATTCCCCCGCACCCGGAATCTCGCCACGTCCGAACTCCCTGTCTAGAACTGGGGACGATATTCGCATGACCAACCAGCTCTTCCCCCGCCTGCCGCGGCGAATGAAGCAGCCGCCGAAATCCACGCTCCGCGATCAGCTGGCCAGCATCACCGAGGAGGTGATCCAGCTGCGCGCCGAGAACGAACGCCTGCGCGCGCCCTGGTGGCGGCGCCTGATGATGAGGAAGCCACGATGAAAGAAGCGACGAAGACCCTCCCCCGCGGCGTGCTGGCCAAGACGGTGCGCGCGCATATCGCTGCAGCTCCGGAGCCGGTCTCGGCCCGCCAGATCGCCGACGCGCTTGGCCTGAATGGCAAGGTGATCCTGGCGCTGATGCGCGACTGGACCAAGACCCAGGCGGTGATTCGTCACGGCGAGCCAGGACGCAACAAGGTGGCCGGCGGCTTCACCTATTCCATCGGGCCGCACGTGCCGGTGGCGCTGACCTACCCGAAGACGCCGGAGGAGCGCACCGCCCGGATCCGGCAGAAGCAGCGCGACTGGGTCGCACGCCAGGCCGCCGCCGGCAAGACCAGGAAGCGCACCGCGCGCCCGAAGGTCGACACCGAGCGACCTGCCTACGCGGTGGCCACGCGCCCGCCCAAGGCAGTGCCGGCGCCGGTGCGCGTTGAGACCGTTGAGCAGTTCCGCGCGCGTGGTGGCCGCATCGAGAAGCTGCCCGGCATCAAGCGTTCCGATGTCGTTCCTGGCCGCCGGCCGGTCGCGACCCAACTGGGGAGGATCTTCCTTTGAGCACGATCGACAACACTTCATCCGCAGCGAATCGGCACGACGGCCTGCTCATCGCACTCGGACACCTCTCCGAGTTCTTGGATGAAAAGGAGTGGTCCGGGTTGGCCCGCGACGTGCGCGAAGCCGCGCGCGCCATCGCCCAGCTGACGGCCGCCTCTCCCGATATCGACCAGGCTGCCCTGGACGTGGCCTGCAGGTTCACCACAGACGACGACCCGCAGCGCCGGGCGCAGCTCCAGGTGGCGGTGATCGAGGCGATCAAACAAGCCCTGACCAGCGAGCCGGCCATTGATCCGTCATGGCGCCTTGAAGATCGGGTTGAATTTGCTCTGCGTGATGCCGGGTTTGCCGAAGATGAAGCATCGGGACTGACGGCAAGGCTGACCAGCAAGCCGGCCGGGGTGGACGATCAGTGGGTCTGTCAGAAGTGTGGCTGCACGGCGGGTGTCGCCGGGGAGCCATCGTGGACTCATGGGCGGGCCGAGCATCCTGTCGAGGCAATGTGGAGATGCGACCGGTGTGATGCGGACCACTTCATCAAGTTGTGGGATAGGCAGATCGCCGCCCCCACCAAGCCGGACAGCGAGGCGTGCAGCCACGAATGGGCAACTACGGGCGGCGGTAGCGGCGCGGCCGTTCGCTCGCTGGCCTGTCGCAAGTGTGGGCAGCATCGCGACTACATGGCCAAGCCAAGCCAACCTGTAGGCAATGCTGGTGAGGTGGTCGGTCAAGCGGCCGGTATGGCCGTATCTCTTATCGCGCGTTTTTTGTTCGAGCGCGACGATAGCTTGTCACCGGGTGAGGCGGACGATCATGAGCGCACCGAGAGCGCCAAGCTGATCCTGAAAACGATCAACGAGCTTGCCCAGCCCGCGCCGGCTGATGAGGTGGGCGGTGAGGCGATGGCTTGGGGTATCGCCGATTTCAGTGGCGAGAAGCCGGAGCTTTGGCTGGGGGAAGAGTGCATATGGCACGCCCTCAACGAGCGTCAAGCAGAGATAGCCTGCGAAGTCCTCAACGACGAACTTCCCGAGGAAGCCTATCGCGTTGTTCCAATCGTGATCGGCACCGCCCAGCCCTCGCAAGAGGATGCAAGGGATGCGGAGCTGATCGACTGGCTAGAACGTTTCGTTCGGAAAGGGTGGCTGTACGGCGCGAGCTTTGATTTTGCACTGCCGGCGGAAGGCGAGCGCGGCGGATACCGTTTTATGAAGCGCGGACATCTAGGCGACAGGCACCCGTCGATCAGGGCCGCAATCCGCGCCGCCATGGCCGCCAGCGGGGGGAAGGCGAATGGCTGAGCGCATTCAACTCAGGCGGACGAAGGGATGGCGTATGCCCGCCAACACGGTGAAAGTGGACCGCACCACACGGTGGGGCAACCCATGGCCCGTAGGTAAGGAAGGTCCGCTCGGGCGGACGGCGCCTGATGCCGAGGGCTCGGTGGGCCTCTTCGATCAGATGCTGCACGACTCTCAGATGCGTGAGGCTGCCCGCTATCCCACTGATTTGTCGCCGCTACGAGGGAGGAACTTGGCGTGCTGGTGTCCGATTGGCACACCATGCCATGCCGATGTTCTGTTGAAGCTGGCCAACGGTGACGCCACGGTCACAATCGAGGTGCAGCCATGAGCGAAGAAGAAGACCTGATCCTGCGGCTGGAAGCCGAGGCCCTGGACCTCTACGACTGCGGCTTCCCAGAGGCCGGAAAACTGATGCTCGACGCCCGGGACGAAATCGAACGGCTGCGGGCCGTCATCGCCGAACAATCGGCAAAGGGAGCAGACCATGCGTGACCGTGTAATTCCCGCCTACCCGCTTGAGTGGCCGGCCGGCTGGCGCCGCCTGACTTCGGCCCAGCGCGACCGCGCGCGCTTCAGCACCGCCAGCACCGCTAGCCGCACCAGCTCGGGCTACCGGTCAAAGCGTGAGCTGACCATTGCCGAAGCCAGCCTGCGCGTTCGCCAGGAGCTGGACCGGATGGGCGTGCGCGAGGGCGACTATGTCCTCAGCACGAACCTGACCCTGCGCCTGGATGGCGCGCCCCGCAGCGGCCAGGCCGAGCCCAATGACCCGGGTGTGGCCGTCTACTGGATCGACCCCGTCGCCGGCGGCACGCCGCGTTGCATGGCGATCGATCGCTATGATCGCGTGGCCGATAACTTGGCGGCAGTGGCAGCGACGCTGGATGCCATGCGCGCGATCGAGCGGCACGGGGGTGCGGAGATCTTGCAGCGCGCCTTCACGGGCTTCACGGCGCTTGCCGCGCCGGCGGACGTGCGCACCTGGTGGCAGGTGTTGGAACTTCCCGAGGACGCTCCGTCGGGCCACATCATCGCCGCCTACCGTGGGCTCCGCGCGCGCCATCACCCGGACCACGGCGGCCGCGCCGAGGACTTCCATGCCGTGCAGACTGCATACGAGCAGGCCGAGCGGGAGGGACGCACCAATGGCTGACGGCACCCGCTCCCTTCCCCGGCAGTCGCCGCACAACGGCATGGCGCGCGGCGGCCGCCCGATCCGCGTGCCGCTGGGCAAGGCCACCGTGCGGCAGTTGCTGCGCCGGCACCTCGCCGAAGACGGCAAGCGTATGCAGGATCTGGTTGGCCCGTGGCAGTGCCAGCGCTCGACCGTCTACGGGATGTTCTCCGACGCCCGCCCCTTCTCGCCAGCACACATCGATGCAGCCATTGCCTGGCTGCGCCTGGACGACTTCGACGCCAACGAGCTGCGCCTGCTCGGCGCGCGCGAGGCCGGCTGGAACATCAATCCACGCTTCATCCTGGAATCGACCTGATGGACAAGACTGAAGTCATCGACTTGATCACTGCGCTGGCCACTGGCGACTGCTACCTGTCAGCCGACGCTTGCGCCGTGCTGCTGGGGCTTACTACCAAGTATGGCGCGCCGAACCGTCGCGGCTTCCTGGAGCGCGTCGCGGTGCGCGGGAGCTTCCCTGCTCCGCTGGTGATCGGCAACGAAAAAAAGTGGAAGAAGTCGAAGGTGCTGCAGTGGGCCGACGACGAAGCGAAGATCAGCCGAGCTGCCTAGCCATCGAGCTGGCAGTCTCGTTGTAATAGATCATCAGGGACTTCAGGTCCCTGTGCCCAATGACCCGGGCCAGCTGGAGCACATCCAGCTTCTTTGACAGGCGCCAGATCGCCTCTGCCCGGGAATCATGGAAGTGGACGCTGCGCACGTCGGTGCCGTCATCCAGCTTGATTCGATCCCTCACCTTGCGCCACATCGCGTCTCGGGACTTATCGTCCAGGTCGAACGCCGGCCCGAACCTGCGCGGCAAAGCGTCCAGGATCTGCACCGCACGTAGCGTCAGCGGCACGTCACGCGCATCGCCATTCTTTGAGCGCGGAATATGCACGTACTGCTCGGCCAGGTGGATGTTGGGCCAGGTCAGGCTGAGGATCTCGCCCGAGCGCATGGCAGTCTCCAGCGCCAGGAGGAAGGCCAGGCCGACGCGGTTGGTGACCGTCTCCGTCGGCAGCGCATCCCACACACCGAACGCGCGTCGCAGCGCTTCCTCTTCCACTGGCGTGATCCGGCGAGCGCGACCAGGCGGCGACTGCGGCCAGCGCACATCGCGCATGGGGTTCTCGCGGATCCACCGCCAGTCACGGCGAGCAACCTCGAGCACGCCGCGCATCAGGGTCATGTCGCGCGCCACGCTGGCAGGCTTCACCACCTGCATGCGATCGTTCTTCCACTGGGTGAAGTCGTCAGGTGTAAGCGAGGCGACGCGCCGGCTGGCGATAGGTAGGCGCTCGAACGCCGTCAGGCGCAGGAGTTCCCAATGGGCACCGCCCTGCTTCGGCGCCTCCTCGCGCCCGTATCGCCGCATGGCGTCGAGCAGCGTCTTGTCCGGAAGCTTCTTGCCGCGCAGTTCGGCCTCGCGCTCCAGCGCCCACTGAGCGGCTTCCTTGCGCGTGGGGAAGGTTCCGGAGTCGCGCACGCCGCCGACATAGAGCTGGACGCGGTAACCCTTTCCGTTCGGTTTGATGCTGGCCAT